TGAAGGCCACCGGGACGAAGACCCACTCGGCCGATGCCGATCTGAAGGCCACCGGCACGAAGACCCACTCTGCCGACGCCTTCCTGAATGCCGCCGGGACGAAGACCCACTCTGCCGACGCCTTCCTGAAGGCCACCGGCACGAAGACCCACTCGGCCGATGCCTTCCTGAAGGCCATCGGCACGAAAAATCATTCGGCCGATGCCGATCTGAAGGCCGCCGGCACGAAGACCCACTCGGCCGATGCTCTCTTGAAATCTTCCGAGAATGAAACCCAATCAGTTGATGCAGTTCTGAAGATTATCGGAACAAACAGTCATTCTGTCGACTCTCGGATCAAGAGAAGAAGTGAGACACAGCATGCCGTCGATATCCTGGCGAAGAAGGTTTCGACAAGCGCATCTTCAATCGAGTCGGTCATAGAAAGAGCGATTCAAAAATCGACCAGCGTAGACGTATTTCTAGTCAAATTTAGTACCACATCTTCTTTGGTCGATGCAGATGTACTAGCCACCATCTCGGTTCATGCAGGAACAGACTCCATCCTTAGTAAATCTTCTTCCGTCGGCTCCTCCGTTGATTGCGCTATATCGACCACGAATCTAATCCCGGTCCAGGTCGATTCGGCCCTGGTCAAGACTGCAACAGCAGTTACGTCTGTAGATTCGCTCATCTCCTCGGCGAGCATCTCTATCGGATGTCGGGTCAATGCGAAAATCGTCAAGCATAGATTAATAAGCGTGGATAGTGTTGCAGGTACTGCACTATCAGGAGTTTCGACTGACTCCCTTCTCCCATACAGTGACGCAGGAGTTTCGAGCGACACAGGAGTTTCTGGTAAATCCATTCTTCCATACAGCGATACAGGAGGTAGTTTGTCAGGTTGATAAAGTTCTGTGAATACATGGTAGAAGATGATTTCTATGGAGAAAGGTACTGTGGGAAACCTGGCCGCATGATGCACAACAATACGAAATACCTTTTCTTGTGTAGATATCATCAGCTTGTTGTTACAGGTCAAGAGAGGATCTTGGAGGAGTACAATCGATCGAATTATGCCCAAATCACGAAGATATGCCCTCAGTGCAAGAAAGAATTCAAGGTCCCACGGTACCTAGCGATGAGGACGATGCGGAATTTCTGCAGTCACAGTTGTAGAGGAAAATTCTACTACGAGCAATCGTATCTGAAAAAGAAAAATGAGAGCAAGAATAAAACCAGTGTCGAGCCATTATCAGATTGCCGGCAGGTGTGATATGCTTGCGGTGGCGGCCAGAACGGCCTTATCGATTCTGGGAAGGAGGGATTCATCGTGGAGGCATATGCACAATCCGCAATCGCATTGGCGATCCAGACTAGGCTTCCTGTCCTTCTTTGGGGTGGCCCCGGTACTGGCAAAACGTCTTTCGTCAATCAGATTGCCAAGCATCTCGGTGTTCCGATTGAGACGATCATCGCTAGCATCCGTGAGCCTTCTGACTTCGCTGGCCTACCGGTTGTTCGTGATGATGGAGTTGTTTTTGAGCCACCGGCATGGGCAAAGCGTCTCGCGTCTCTAGATGGAGATGGGGGAATCCTCTTCATCGATGAGATTTCGACAACTCCTCCTGCAGTGCAGGCTGCACTGTTGAGGGTCATCCATGAGGGGGTTGTCGGTGACATCACGCTCCCGAAGACCATCTCTAAGGTGGCGGCAGCCAATCCGCCGGAGCAGGCGGCGGGGGGCTGGACGCTTGCCCCGCCTCTTGCGAACAGGTTCGTTCACTTCGACTGGACAACGTCTTATGAGCGATGGGCTGATGGCGCTATCGATCGGTGGAAGAACGTGAATTACTACATCCCTGTCCTTCCTAAGGACTGGGAGGATCGTATCCCGGACGCTCTTTCTTTGGTGTCCGCATATATCCGCCACCGACCGACCCAGCTCTACCAGCTTCCTCAGCACGACTCTGAGGCTGGTCGTGCATGGGCGTCTCCACGTACCTGGGAGATGGCCGCAATCCTGATGGCCGCTGCGAATGCGGCTGGTGTGAACGATGATGTTCGCGTGACGCTCATCTCCGGTGCGGTCGGCTCTGCTGTGGCGATCGAGTTCATCAATTGGTCGAATGACCTCGATCTACCGGACCCAGAGTGGTTGCTCGAGAACCCGACCAAGTATAAGGTTCCAGACAGGACCGATAGGGTCTATGCAGTCCTGTCTTCCGTGCTGGCCGCAGCTCTGACGAATCTCACGAGGGAGCGGTGGCTGGCTGTCTGGCATATCCTTGCTGAGACTGCTAAGGAGAAGGCCCCCGATATCGCGGCTTTCGCCGCTAAGACGTTGGTGCAGAAGATTGATATGAACTCGAACCTGCCAATCCCGAAGAAGGAGCTTGCAGTCTTCACGCCGATTCTTAAGGAAGTGAACCTAATCTGATGAAGGTAGAACGGATTGCAGCGGCCAGGCTCTTCCTGGCGAATCATCGTCCGTATCTCTCGGTGGCTCTTTGGTCGTTGATGCCCAAACCCATCGAGGGGATGGGGACGTTCGCCGTGGATAAGTACTGGCGACTCTACTATGATCCCCAGCTGGATTGGGATGTTCAGACGACGGCGGCGGTCCTGTATCACGAGGTGTTCCATCTCCTGCGGGACCATGCCGGTCGTGCCAGTGAATCCCGAGATCCGACCATCTGGAACCTAGCGGGAGATTGCGAGATTAACGATGATATCCGGGAAGAAGGGTTCTGGAACCTTCCAGAGAACTGTGTTTACCCGGACACCTTCGGGCTTGAAGATGGGAAGCTCGCGGAATATTACTACGAGCAGCTCATCAAGAACGCGGTATTCGTTCAGGCCGAAGGGCCAGCACCTGGTGCCGGTCAGTGTGGCTCGGCAGCTGGTGGGCCGAGAAGGTCATGGGAGGAATACGACGGTAGCGACAAGAAGATAGGGCAAGCGGAGGGGCGACTGATCGCTCGTAAGGTGGCTGAGGATATCCAGCATTACCGAGAAAGAGGGACAGTCCCGGCTGGTTGGGCGAGATGGGCTGAGGAGTTCCTTAACCCAAAGGTCGATTGGCGGAGAGAACTCCGTGCTCTCATCTTCAACTCGGTCGCCGATGTGGTCGGGAAGGTGGACTACACTTATCGTCGTCCGTCTCGCAGACAGTCCGCTTTCTCGGATGTCGTGATGCCGTCGATGACGGAACCGATGGTGAAGGTCGCGGTGATCATCGACACTTCTGGTTCCATGAATCAGGAGGATCTCAATGCGGCCTTGACAGAGGTGAAGGGTATCCTCGATGCCACAGGGGCTAGGGAGGGCGTTACGGTCTTGTCGGTCGATGCTGCCGTTCATTCCGTGCAGCGGGTGTTCAGTGCTCGTCAAGTGAAACTCGCTGGTGGAGGCGGGACGGATATGCGTGTCGGCTTCGATGAGGTCGCTAGGTTGCGTCCACGACCTAACGTGCTCGTGGTGTTGAGTGACTTCTATACGCCCTGGCCGGATTCGCCCCCGAAGGGGCTCTCCAGGGTTATCGGGGTCTGCATCAATAGTGATATCGAGATTACGAATGTGCCATCTTGGCTCAAGGTAGTGAAGGTCGATACGAGGGGTGAGGGGTGATGCCGAAGATCCCAGAATCCCCTCCAACGGCTCCGACGTATCGGTATGCGAAGCCGAAGGGGCATAAACAGCAGAAGATTGATACCGCGAGGTTGCTTGCTATCATGTTCTCGTCTGAGATGGTCTTGCCTCGTAGTGGATCGAAGATCCACTGCGGTTACGGAGAACCACTTGTAACGCTTTGCGGTATCAAAAGGAACCTTAGAAGGGTGAACGAGCGGTTCATCTCATTGATATCGAATGCCGAGGGGCCGATCAGTTGGGCGGACCTTCCGAAGGTGTGGCAATGCGCTAGGTGTGCCGAGATCTTCAGGACCGTAAGTGAGGCGATAGGAGATTATGAAGATGTATAGGGCAAGTTGTGATGGATCTTCGAAGGGCAATCCTGGTTCGGCAGGAATCGGAATTGTCATTTTCAATGACAAAAATGAGGTGGTGAAAAAGATAAGTGAACACATAGGTGTAGCCACGAATAACGAAGCAGAATATCATGCGGTGTTGCGTGGGATTTGCGAGGCAAAAGAACTTGGTGCTGACATGGTTATAATCCAGTCAGATAGTAAACTGGTAATCCATCAGATGACTGGCGAGTATCGGTCGAAAGCTCCGAACCTATGGAAGATTAGGTCGAAGATCCTCTTGGAGATGGAAGATATAGATGTGATTTTCAAGCATATCCCTAGAGAGCAGAATGAGCTCGCTGATACGCTTGCCAAACAGGGGGCAGCAGATGGAAAAGGAACGAGACACTGATACAGGCAGATCCCTTGATGGTGTTGATGTCACGCTTATGGCTTTAGAGGGCGATGACCGCCTTCTTCAGACCATGCAAGATGACATCTATCCAGTCATGGTATTCATGACGAGATATAGCGGTGTCTACGAAGGAGATAGGTGGGCGGCGATATGCGCATGGGAGATACCGGAGGAAGCGCATGGGAGTGATATCGAATGCGCGGAATGGTGGGCACAGGTAGGAGATAAGTGGGCAGGGGTTGGGCCAACGCCGAATTCCGCCGTGCTTGAACTATACAAGAAGATAAAAAAGAGATACTCCGAAGATCCTTTGAGCGAGCACTGGCCTATACCCACATTCAAAATGGCCGATGCATTCAGATTTGATTGTGAGTCTTTCAGGAACGAAACTCTGAACAGGATGGACGAAAGGGATTACTTCGATGACCATTGAGGTAGTAGAAGTTGTACCGCATCTGTGGCAGGGCCCTCATCCCAATCCAGAAGATGAGGAGATTATGAGGTGGGATCTAGTCGTCGGTGCCGCAGAAGAGGCGATGCAGCCCATCTATAAGGTGAACTGGCTTTACCTGCCGCTCAGGGATTCGGACGAAGAATATCAGAATGTCAGGATGATGATGGTGGCAAGAAGAACTGCCGCCTTTATAGCTGATCTTCTCGAAGATGGCGCTGATGTGTTCGTATTCTGCGGAGCAGGGCTGAATAGGAGTGGATTGATAGTAGCAAGAACTCTGATGTTCAGAGGATTCTCTCCGATAGAATCGATACAGGAGGTTCGAAGAGCAAGGGGTTCGATGGCCCTTTCGAATGGTGGTTTCGTCACTTGGTTGATGGCCGAAGGCGGTATGGCAGCGTCGGATATGCTCTTGTCCGAAATAATCACTCAAGAGTGAGATGGAAAACGAAGACTTCTGTTACGGGTGTTTCTTCGGAACCCCTACAACGACCCGTAACGGGCATCCGGTATGTCAGGAATGCGCCAACAGGCTTGGCCGAGATGATTGGCCAGTTGATACCAGTACATATAATTCTCCTTCTTCTTACGCATGGGCACTTGATGCTCTCCGTCTCTGTTGGCGATGCATCAAGAAAAAGACCAATGATCCGCCAGATGGTGTAGGTCTTTGCGAAGATTGTAAAGAGGAATTGCGTCAACTGTCGAATACGTAATCTCTCGACGTACTCAAATCTGGCTCATATAATGTCCGAGCCTAAAAGGAGAGAAAAGAGGCAAAAAAGTGCTGACTCAGCAGAGGGTTCCGACTCCGGGTGCAATCTCGAACATACGTTCGTTGTCAACTCTTGGTCTTGTTTGGTATCATCCGCTCGGGCCGGGAGATCCCGGCATCGGACCTTGAGAACAGAATAGTGAAAAGTGAGGCCCCCACTAGGAAAGTCGATAAAGGAAGGGGGTGCGAAGTGGAAGTCTTGAAGGACGTGGAGCACTACACTTCTTTCGACGACTTCGCGAAGGACTCATGGAAGGCAGCCGTAGATAGTCTGATCTACGGTTGTGAACTTTCTTTGGAGGAGTACCGTGATCGACTCTGGAACGAGGTCGTTCTCGTCGGCAAGCTCCCCACGGTCGAGGAGCTCGACTTCGTCAAGTCCTTCAAGAACCTGTCATGGTCGTACCAGTTCCCATACGTGTTCGTGACTACGAAGTCGCTCGTTACGGAGAAGCGGTACTACTACCATCAGCGCAGACTCGGGAAGTTCACCATCGCCATGAGCGTGCCGAACAACGCCATATCACTCTCGGAGTGGTCGTGGGCGCCGCATCTCCTCGTCTTCCCGGCAGGAGACAACTTCATGCTGGGCGATGGAGTGCTGATCTATCATCCGCACGTCGGAAGTGATGGCGAGATCTGTCTCGGGAACTACAAGTACCTCATCCAAAACTTCGTCGCGAATATGGAGTGGGCATCGACCATCGATGCAATCATTCACTGCCTGATGAACCCGAATCTAGAAGATGAGGTGGGTCGTCGAATAGTGATGTGGCCATACAAGAACGGGAGTCCTCCTAAAGGGGTGTGTCCCAAGTGCCTCAATAGGAAGGAATACTGCGAGTGTTGTCCCAACTGTCATGAGCTAGGTTGCATCTGTTGCATCGATTGCGACTCATACCCATGTCGGTGTGAGTAGTGGGAGGGGGTGAAGGCATGGTAACACTCATCTACACAGGTTTAGACGGCGAAGTCCATCGCGTGGAGAATGACAACAGCATCCCAACGTTCTTGGACTATCTCTCCGCCTACTTCTGGAGTGTGATCGGTGAGAGCCACAAGCTCATCGACGAATACTCGCGGCAGTTAGAGTCGCTCCGTCTCGACGATTTCGAGACAGAGGAAGGATACCAACTCGAACAGAATCGACTGAAGCATGGCATCAGATACAACCAGGAACACGCCAACTCGATGCTCGAGTGGATGTCTAAGGTCACGAACCGGGAGAAGTTCAGACATGAGCTGAGCATCATCAAGAAGATTGACGGAGTCGCCAACGTCTACCTGTCACTCGACAGCACCATCGAGAAGTGGGACGATTCGATCTTCCCTGACGCAGAACACTACATCAACCGTCGGCATCAGTACGTCGTAGTGGAGACGGAGGACCTCCTCACTCCGCCGATGGGGGCTCGGTTCTTGCCGAAGAATCTCGGGAGTTTCGTCATCGTCTTGCCGTTGGCCCACTTCGATACCTACGTGCTTCCGCTTTCTGGAAACTATGTGTATGACGACCTCATGCACTTCCATCCTCATATCAGTGAAACCGGCAGCCCTTGTATGGGGAACATCTCTCATGCGCTTCCGCCACTCATCGAGTCGGGTGAGGTCGCTGCGGCGGTGCAGCTCATGATCGAGTTCCTCACGAACCCGAATCCAGATGATGACTGGGGGAAGGCGATCAACCTATGGCCGTACATCGACGGGTACATCCCGGATGTCTGCGAACAGTGCTGGCATGAGGATGACGACTGCGAGTGTTGCCCGAACTGTGGGTTGTACGAATGCGAGTGTTGTATCCAGTGCGGCAACTACCCCTGCACGTGTTGCCCGGACTGCGGGGAAGATCCCTGCACTTGTCTTTGGCCGTGGGATGACGGTGTAGGATGTGAGTTCTGTGCAGATTCCGGCAGAGAGCCGTGCGATGACGGGAAGGGCAAGGGCGACTACAACCTGAAGTGTCCACAAGTAAGTAAGTATCGGTATCCCGATGACGAACCCTGGCCGTTCAGTGAGGATCGGCCCGGCTGCGAGTTCTGTGCGAGTATTGCCAAGAAGGCGAATCTGGAAGTGTCGGTAACGCCGTGTTACAATGGTCTTGGCCGTGGCTACTTCAACTACTACTGCTACTACGCGGTTCGGTACTCGGGCTGAGTGAGGAAAGGAGGAAGTAAGTGACTGATAACCCCACCGCCTACTTCACGCCCTACGCATGGGCGAAGTTGTGGGCATACGTTCGGAACGCGACTGCAGAGATTGCCGGTATGGGGATCGTGGAGGTAGTGGATAACGACTACCTCCTGGTTTCCGATGTGTTCATCGTGGAGCAGGAGGCATCGGCAGCTCATGCCGACTTCGATGTCGAGGGAGTGGCGAGGTTCATGGAGGAACTCATCGCCGCCGGTCGTGAGGATGACATCCCGAAGATGAAGTTGTGGTGGCACTCTCACGGCACCCTCGAAGCCTACTTCAGCTCCAGGGACACGCAGACGATCGATGAGTGGAAGAACACTTCTTACCTCATCTCCATCGTCTGCAACAAGAAGAACCGTTACTCGGCTCGACTCGATCTGTGGAGTCCAATCAGGATGGCCACTGATGTGGATGTCGAGATCTTCTCGGTGATCCCAGAGGAGGAGATCGACTCCATCAAGAAGGAGATTGCCGAGAAAGTGAAGACACCGAAGATCACTTCCGGCAAGGTCTACTACACCGGGTACACAGGTGGAACCGATTACCTAGTGAAGTCCTTGTCTCGCAAGGAGTTGAAGAAGAAGGAGAAGGGGCATCATCATGATGAGCCCGACATGACCTATGATGAATACATCGAGCACCTCATGAGTGACAAGTGTTGCTCGGACATGGGGTGCTGCGGACGGATGGACTACTGGGACCGGAAGTTCTTCGGAGAGGACTTCGACGACATCGAGGTCATCGGCGAAGACACCGATACCGAGCACTAAAGAAACGGCGCGTAGAAGTGCGGACTCAGGAAAGGAAGTGGGGATGACGGAGATCGACTACTGGCGTCAACTCGACCTGATCTCACCGAACGAACTCCGGGATGCTTTCGTGACCATCATCGGAGTCGGTGGCATCGGCTCTCCGACTGCACTGGCTCTTGCGAAGATGGGGGTTCCCGAGATCGAAGTGTGGGATGCAGACACAGTCGAGAACCACAACCTGCCGGTGCAGTTGTATCGCAAGAGTGATATCGGAAGGAAGAAGGTCCATGCTCTAGCCGATGTGCTGGCTGAGTTCACTGGTGCAGTGGTTCATCCGGTGGATAGGAAGTTCACTAGGAACGATTCTTTCTCGAAGAAGGGGATCGTCATCTCTACAGTCGATTCCATGTCTGCGAGGAAGAACATCTGGTACGCAGTCAAGAGGAACAAGAACCTGGTGGACACTTACATCGACGCCAGGATGGGGCTAGAAGTGGGGTGGGTGCAAGTCGTAAACCCGCTTTCAGCTCAAGATGTAACAAGATATTCTAAGACATTGTACAGTGACGAGGATGCGGTAGATTTGCCTTGTACGGCCCGCGCTGTCTGGTACAATGAGGTTTGTATCGCAGCCGTCATCGGAAGGATAGTGAGAGGGGTGATCAAACGGCAGCCGGTAGACAGAGAAGTCACTTTCGATCTGAACATGATGCTCTTCACCACATCCCAGTGATAGTCCCTTACGGATATTGGGAAAGGAGGTGAAAAGAAGTGGTCAAGGTTGCTATCTTCGGCTCTGACGTTCCGGTCAAGGTCGTCGAGGCTGGCGCTTTGAAGTCGGTCCTGGAGCGAGTCTTCGACAACCGCCGTTCCGCTGAGGAGGCCATCGAGGGGTACACGGTGCGACTCAACGGCACCACCGTTGACGATCTCGGGACGTACGTCCCGGAGGAGTCGCTCGTCACCCTCGTGCCTGAGGTGAAGGCGGGCTAAGGCCGGGCACGGACGAAAGTCTGTCGTAACAGTCAGATCATCCGCCGGGAGGAGTCGGGTTGGTGCCCCTCCCCCTCCTCCCGGCGGAACCGACCCTTCAGGGAGTTGGAGGCAATAGATGGGAAGGGGGATTTGGCAATGAATGAAACTACTTTCGATGAAATCATCAAGGCACTCGAGGTCGCCATCACGAATCACGTCGAGGCAATCTTGAGTCTTGCCACCATCGCAGCTCACAATCCTGCTGTCGCACCACGCTGCATGGAACTCGTCGGCGCAGAAGTCATCAGATTCATGGAGCAGATTGGATTCCCTCGGCCGCAACTCGATACGAACTCCATGCGAGGTGCCATCTTCGCTCTCGAAGCATTCGCAGGGAAGAACAACAACTACTTCACGCAGGAGACAGAGGACTACCGTCCGGGTATCTATCTCTAAGATCCGAGGGGGGTTTCCACTTCGATGCCTAGGGTCGTCGATTTCACTCCAGCCCCTCCAGGGGGCAAGGTCGCGAAGAAGCAGTGCCAGCCAGAAACCAACGGCAAGAAGTCGAAGAAACCCATCAAGACGAGAACCGTCACCATCGATGGAGTGAAGTACAAGGTCATCGTCTTGCCGCCGGAACCGGAAGCCGCGATGATGGACTCTAGGTTCATCTGGGGCGATGGCCCAAAGAAGAAGCCCACTTTCGCTTTCAATCATAAGGTCTAAAGGAGGAGGTGATCAAGTTGACATGGGACGAGTTCATGACACTGGTACTTGCAACCTTCCCCGATTCGGTTGTGAGTGAGGACGAGGAAGGGCAATTGATTGTCCATACCGGACTCCGCCAGATGCCGGATGGAACGATTGAGCTCGTTCGATAGTTCGTGGGAAGGACTGAATATGCACTAAAATCTGCGCGCCGAAAGAGTCGGAGCCGGAAAGGAGTGGGAAAGTGAGGATGGATCAGTACGTCGGGCTCACCGATAGGGCGAAGAAGTGGCTCGACGAGAACGCCACACGCCTTGATTGGGTCAAGACGGTCACTCATTCTGACGGCAGACAGGAAATCTTCCGGGGTTCCGAGATTGAGTCAGAAGCGTACGGAGTCATCCAAGGGGTTTGGGATGATGAGGTCGCTGCACTTCGTCGGTACACGCTCAAGGACGGAAGTCACCTCGAGGAGTTCGTCCTTGCGGAACCGTGGTCGTCTGGACCGATGTATTTCATCGGACTCAGGCCGGCACCGGATTCGCCTGCCGACTCCTTGGCGTCGGTCGCCCCTTGTGATGAGTTGAACTGGCAGGAGTGGGAGATCGAGCAGGAGCTGTGATGCTGTATCAAGACCGCATCAACGGAGCAGTGGTATGCGAGGATCATGCCGGTCCAGTGAAGCATTCAGACTGCTACGATTTCGTGCCGATGACGGACATCGAGGAGTCTCTCTGGAGAGACTTCATCACGTCAATCCACGGCCCGAACGCACCACTGTGTGAGTGGTGTAGGGCTCGAGTTATGACCTGAAAGGAGGTGAAACGGGGATGAGGATCAGGCCGCTTAGTGAGGAGCCGGCAAAGGAGGTGAAGTGGCTTTGGCGGCCTTACATCCCCTATGGGGCTGTCACTATCTTGGAGGGCGATCCCGGTTCTGGAAAGTCGTGGTTGGTCATGAACATCACTGCTGCCATCACGAGTGGTCGGGCACTCCCGTACAAGCGTAGGTCATCCCCAAAGGGAGTGATTTACCTCTCGGCGGAAGATGACAGTAGCACTGTCATCAGGCCGAGGCTCGAGTTGATGGGCGCGAATCTGGATAGGGTCTTCACGATCGACATGACTAGGTCTTCCAGACTGCTCGACATCATGGACAGTGCGATCGAGGATGTCGAGAAGGCCGGCATGGTAGTCATCGATCCGATCCAGGCTTTCTTCCCATCAATGTATGGCCTGAGTGTGGTCAGGGATACAATGTTCTCCTTGTCCACGACTGCATCAGAGAAGGACATCGCAGTCATCTGTATCAGGCATTTCACTAAGGGAGGGCGAGGCATGTACCGAGGGCTAGGCTCTATCGACTTGGCAGCGGCAGCTCGGTCCATCCTCGTGACAGGGACTGCGCTCGCCTACCCCGACATCCGAGTGATGGGGCACCTGAAGTCCTCGTACGCTGAGGTCGGCAACAGCCTCGGGTACGTCATCGACAAGAAGGGATTCAAGTGGACAGGAGCAGTTGATGTTTCAGCAACAGATCTGCTTTCAACTAGTCCTACTTCAGAGGTACGTTCGGCGCTCGAAGAAGCTAAGGAGTTCCTACTCACGATGCTCGAAGACGGCGAAGCACTTGCGAAGGACGTTCGGCGTGAAGCGTCCGAACTCGGGATCTCATCGGGGACGCTCATGCGGGCTCGACGGCATCTCGGAGTGAAGGCGAAGAAGGTCGGCGGAAGAGGAGGTTACTGGGTACTCACTATGCGGTAGAGACTTAGGGTTGCTCTTTTGTGAAGAATCCAAGAATCCAAGAATCCACGTTGGATATGGATTCTTCAAACCGGTAAGTACCTATTATAACAACTGAAAGGAGGACTTAGACATGACGCACTTCCCTGTTGCGGTGATCCTGCCGAAGGACGCGGACCCAGAGTCCGCTGAGGACATCGTTCACAAGCTCATGATGCCCTACGATGAGGAACTTCAATTGCCTCCCTACAAGAGGCGGTGCTGGTGCGTAGAGTCGAAGGCATACGCTGCCCTTGACGCGAAGGAGGATGAGTTCGACGCCAAGATCAAGGAACTCAGGAAGTCGTTCGAGCCCATCGCGGAGAGCATCAGAGCGAAGTATCCGAACGCTCCGAAGGAGTTCGATCCGTTCGACCCAGACCTGAGCGAGGACCAGGAGCGGGAATACTTCATCATGTCGGACGAGTTGGACTTCGCATGGGTCCAGCATATCAAGGAGTTCACTGAGTACCGCGAGGCCGAGAAGGCGAGGCTCGAGAACGAGGTCGAGCCGGACCCGGACTGCGAGGAGTGCGGAGGCACCGGACTGCAGGTGACGACGTACAACCCCAAGTCTAAGTGGGATTGGTACGAGATCGGGGGTAGGTGGCACGGCGACTTCGATCCGACCGACCAGCAGCGGGACGTGCTCCGAATCGAGGAGATGAGTCCAAGGCCACCTTACGCCTACATCACCCCGGATGGGGAGTGGCATGAACGTGGACTCGTCGGGTGGTTCGGGACCTTCGCCAACGAGAAGTCGCTCGGTGATTGGTCGAAGGAGTGGAGGGAGGTGAGAGAGCGATTCAGTGGACATTACTGCGTTATCGTAGATGCCCACATCTAGTAGATTGTCTAGTGTAAGTAATGATGGTAGAATCGCTTTACTGCTAGAAGGCCTGGCAGAAGAAAGGAGGGAGTAAGTGCCTAAGGTGCCACACGAGGGAGCGGTCACTCCTCCGAAGCGTCGTGGCGGCAGGGTCAGTATCCGCCAGCAGGAAGTGCTTGAGGCGCTCGAGATGCTCAAGAAGGGGGAGGGTAGTCTCGTCGAGAGCGAAGATGGAGTCAAGTACCTGTGCATCGCGCTCGACCCGTCGAAGGTGGAGACGGTCGCTCAGGCGAAGTCCGCCCTCTACAACCTGCGGTGGAAGCTGAATCCGAAGAACCCCAAGACGGCAGGGGATGCCGAACTCTACGAGTATTTCTTCTCCAAGGAGTTCGGGCGTGGAGCAGTGAAGGTGGAGGAGCAGAACGGCGAAATCCTCCTGTTCGTTCCACTGTCGTTCGCCGCGCAGACCATCACTGCCAAGAAGAAGAAGGAGAAGGAGAAGGAGAAGGAGCCGGCAACGGCCTAGTGGCATGAGCCCGGTACGGGGTAGGGGGGAGTGGATACCCCAGGGGGGTATCCGGGATACCCCCTACCCCTACCGCCAAGTGGGGGAGAGGTGCAGTGTACGAGATGGGTAGGTTCTTAGTGACTGAGAGGTTTGGACGACTGTTCGGCGGGGAGAAGCGGTTCGGTTACATCTGCAAGCGCTGCGGAGCGTTGCGGACGGATGTAGCCATGTCACTACGCGATCTGGACAAGGAATACGAGAAGCACGAGTGCAACAAGGAGGAGGTGCGCCGATGAGTGAGCTGGACAGATCCATCACTGCGATCCTTCATGAGATTCGCCGAGACGAGCAGTGAGGACACCCCAAGCGGGCGCAGTATCAAGGCTTTCGACCTAGCAGTGTTGAAGGATGAGGAGGCGCTCGATTTGTGGAGGCAGGAACTCAGGTCGGCTGCCGCTCAGGCAGCGCGTCGGTGGACGAATCGTAGTCGCTATCGCGCCTACAAGGAGCAGAGGGAGCGAGCGCGCCTTGAGGGGGAGACACAGTGAAGTCTTATGATGTCCTCGGCTATACCTTCCCAGGGTATGCCGTATGCCTCGACTGTCATCTCAAGGTGGAGCATGAGTGTGGCGCTGAAGATTCTTGCTACCCCATCTTTGCCGACTCAGAGTGGGATTATATCCCCACCTGTGACATCTGCGGGAAAGCCATAGAGGGAGTGAGACTTACGGAGGAGTATTCGCTCGCACTAAAAGAGCGGCGGGAAGAGAGTCGGAATCGGAAGAGCGGAAAGTGACTAGAGGAGTTTAGGTGCTACTCCCGATTGACAACTACGGTACACTGGTAAACACCGACGAAGTGGCGGCTTGTGGTTTGGCGTACGCCAAGGACATCCCTAAGGAGGCCCAGAAGCAGGCTGCGGAGAACTCAGAGCCGTTCAAGCGCTGGCACATCTGGGTCACTCTGAAGAGTGGCCACAATATCTCTGGAATGAGTCTCGGCTATGGAATAGCAGCGAAGATGTTGGGGGAGGAGATGCTACTCCGTATCGCCAACGCTATCGCAGGAGGTGACTAGAGATGGTAGGTAAAAAGTTAATCATCGGAATGGTCGTCGCAAGTGTCCTGGCCTTCCCGTCGTATGCGTTCGGCACCATCGGGAAGCCATGGCACCCGAAGATCCTCAAGGACTGTCAGTTGGTCGGAAAGAGGGAGTTCCGTCAGTACCGTATCGCACTGATCACCAGGGACCGAGCACTGTTGCGCGAGGCATGTGATAAGTCTCCATGGACGGTAAGGTGAGATGTTCTTCAAGCGCCACTATGAGTTCATCGCAGAGGTTCTAAGCCGTATCCAGCCGCCTTCGGTGAGGTATCGGCTGGCATCGGAGTTCGCGAAGGCGTTCAAGGAAGACAACCAGAACTTCGATACGGTAAAGTTCATCGCCGCAGTCGGGCGGCAGAAGGGAGGCAACAAGTGAAGTTCATCAAGATCGAGAACAAGATTTACGGACTGCTGCCGGTCGAGATGTTGTTCCAAGCAGCGGACATCGTCAGTAAGGATAAGGAAGTGGCCGAGAAGGATGACATGGGCCGATCCGACTGGTCAGATTGGGAGAAGATCGACACGGCGTACTCAGACTTCGTCCACGACCTCGTTGACCACTTCTTGCTCGACGGGGCAGACACCATCGCCAAGATCGAGTCGATCGCTGGAAGTTGGGACCCGGGAGTTGACATCGATGTTTCTGACATCTGAGTCCTTTGGCACGCTCATCTTGAGCATCGCATTCCTAGTGTATCTGTTGATCGATAAGTGGCTCGACAGGAGGAGTTGATGTTCTTCGGAGTTCAGATCGAAATCCTCATCGCAGCAGTCGTACTCGCGCTCATGATACTCTACATCCTTGCCGGAGAGTTCAAGTTCTGGCGGCAGAAGCGGAACTTCTGGAGGTGAAGATTGGGGAAACCACTGAAGAAAGCACAGGAACGACTCGAGCGGAGGGTTCACGGCGGAGACGGGACCCATCGCGCTGGTAAGTGCGGATGTGACTTGTGGTTGAAGAAGGGGTACCGCAAGCCGGGCTCAATGAAGAAGTGACTTGAAAGTGTATGGATGACGCCCAAGCATAAGAGGCGAACATCCTGGGACTAAAATCCGGCCCCGTATAAGGTCCGACTCTGAAAGAATAGTTGAAGTGCACTAGACTCTCGGGGGGGGCAGAGTCGGCACTCTGCCGGCGGCCACTCTCGAACACGTGTTCGGATGAGTGGGGAAATAGTATTGTCAACTCTGAGCCCGAGATGGTATCATATGTGTAGGATCGACAGAGAGTGCGATCCTAGAGTGAACCTTGAGAGCTGCACAGAGGGGGAGGCGACTCCAGAGTCGGGACCGAGATGGTCCCCGGAGTCGCCTGGCTAACAGGCCAACGGAGATCCACTCATGCCATGGGGGGCGGAGTGCGAAACGGGGACCGGATACTCTCCCGGTTCCACTCACCTCGTATCCACTCCTCGGCGGTCGAGCGGAGTGACCAAGGGAATATCCGCCACCGTCGCCCATCGGACCTCTGAGTCGATCCCCTCGACGAGAGTCGAGACGACACCGCAGCCTGGCCGAGCCCCAGAAGAAATCCTCACTCAAGATTCAGAGTGGGAAGGAGGAGTCATGGAGACGGAGACGTTCGTCTGCCAGAACGGACTCCACCGGGAGTGCTCCGGGAACATCCTGGAGCGGACCCGACGTGGAGTGCGCCGGCACCGGTGCGGATGCCGGTGCCACGACGGAGTCGCCGGCGCGGGAGTGGCCAAGCCGAAGATCACCGCTCCGAAGGGTGCGCGATGCGCACTCTGCGGTGGCGTCGGCGACCTCGTGAAGTCGGTTGGCGAAGAGTGGATCTGCGCCGACCGGTGCAGCGGCAGCGCGGCATTCACTCAGCGGACCAAGAGGTGCTCAGAGTGCGGTGGGGTGATGTGGCGACTCACCCCGCCTGAGGACGACGAGGAGGACGAGGGAGTGTGGGTCTGTTCCAGCCAAGCCCACACTCCGATCCCCGAGAAGAGTCGGTTGACCGTCCGAAACGGGGTCATCCGGCTCACTCTTGCCGACGGCACCGTCTACGAGCAGACCGTCGGGAAGGTCAGGAAGAGTCGCAAGAAGAAGAAGCCGGCAAAGCGGGTCCACACTCACAAATGGGTGTTCGACCCGGAAGATTCGGTGATGCGCTGCGCTTCCTGCCGGAAGCGTGGCGAGACGAAGCGACTCCGCCGGGCGCCGCGACGCCGGCGGCAGACACTCTGACTCTACTAAAGATTCAGAGTGGCAAGGATCGGAGTCGGCAAGGAGTGAGGACAGGAGGGACAATGCAGACGTTCGACGAACTCTACGAGGCAGCCTACAACATCGTCGTGGTCGGCGCGTCGAACCCGGTCGCCGTCGCCAGCACTCTGCACGAGGCCATGCTCTTCTTGAGTCGGAGGGGTTTCGACCACTCCGACATCAAGGAGTCGGCCGCTGTGCGGGCCATCGCGGGCCATCTGAACTTCCTCCTCGGGCAGGGACTCGGTCCCGAGGAGTCGGATCTTGGGCTCCTCATGACGTGGCGGGAGGAGCTCGAGAGTCGGAACGCGGAGGAGTAAAGGAAGGAGGAGTCACGATGGCCTGGAAGACGCTCAAGACCTTGTCTGCCATCCGGCAGGGAGAGTCGGGGAGGTTCGTCCCCGGAGGGAACGCAATCTCCGTCTCACTCGTCGAGGTGAGCGGGAAGCGACTCATCGACGTGAGAGTCTTCGGCGGGAAGGGCTACGACGGCCCGACCAAGGCCGGCTTCGCACTCGACGAGCAGACACTCAGCGCCCTCATCACGGCACTCACCGCTGCGAAGAAGGCGCTGAAGGAGTCGAACAAGAAGTAGGATCCACTCTTGAGTGGGGTGAGGTGCTGTGGGGGTGGAGTCACCTCAGGCGCCGGGGCCACGTACCGCCACGACCTCACCCCACTCTCAATCTCGGCTAAAAGATGGCGGCCCGGAGAGTCAGAGTCGGAAGGGAGTCGAGATGAATTGCTCGCTCTGCGGATACCTGATGTGGGACTCCATGTGCCCTCGTTGCGACTTCGCTCCTCTCGAGCCGGAGTCGCAACGGAGGTCGCCATACTGCTCACTCTGTGGCGCTCTGATGGACGGGGCGGGAGAGTTCCTGTTCTGTCCGAACTGCGACCCTGAGTACGTGAAGGGAGGTGACTCATGACGACCATCGGGTGGCCACTCCGGGAAGTCGAGATCCCGGACGAGTTCGAATTCGACCTGCCGACCCTCGAGCCCGTCGAGGAGCCGGCGACTCTGCCCGTCGAGGAGCCGGCGACTCTGCCGGTCGAGGAGCCCGCACTCATCTAGGTTCACTCTCCCTTTCGGGGAGCGATTCGGAAAGGAGTCGGAAATGTTCATCGTCAACGTCCCTATGCGAGTTGCCGGAAAGCGCGTCACGCGGCGACTCGCCGAGCAGGCCGCCGTCGAGCACGTCAAGCGTGAGAAGCGCATCCTCACTCGGGTCGTCGGAGTCGTCCCGTCGGCCCAGAGTGGGGTCTTCCAGGTCGTCTTGCAGAAGGTCCGGCTCTGAGCACACTCAGGGCGTCGGCACTCCACCCCCGCTAAAAATCCCCGTCCGCGGAGTGCCGACTCGCGGAGAGTCGGAGTGTCGCCGCCGCCGCCACCCCCGAGCGCGCTCCGACTCTCCGCCCCCTTCCCCAAAGAAAGGAGGAGTTTGATGAACCTGCCCCCAGGCGTTGGAGTGTTCGACATCCCCGGCAACCGGCCGGAGGATGAGCAGTGGGAACTCTTCATCGAGGAGTTCTACAAGCGCTTCAAGGAGCGCTATCCCGACTCCTTCGCGAAGATGGAGTCGCTCTTCGACGACGAAGAGTTCTTCGACGCGTTCGCCGACGCGCTGGCCATCGCCTACGAGATGGGCGAGAGTGCCGGCTTCGCGAGTGGCAAGCTCGAGGCAGAGTTGGATCGGTACTACGAGGAGGTGGAAGAGTGAAGATTGTCCTGACCACCGAGTCCGGAAAGCACATCTCGCTCATCGAGCGACTCACGCCGGACGACTTCTACCCGCCGGCATCGGAATGGCTGATGGCCCAGCTCCGAGAGGCGGTCGAGGAGTTCGATGGCGGAGGTGAGGATGAGAACGCGACTCGGTGAGTTCGTCATCTGGTCGCTCGTGGCAACCGCGCTGTTCCTTGAGTGGGTCATCGCCCTCCGCATCGTGCGGTAAGGGCTGAGTCTGAAAGGAGGGAGTTGTTTATGGCAAAGTCGAGCACGAAGAAGTCGCAGCCGGCGAAGGCTGCCAAGCCCAAGACCGTCAAGGAGTCCCCGAAGAAGGAGTCGCCGGCCCGCAAGCGCAGCCCCCGTGGCCAGGGTGACGTGAGCCGGATCGACTCCGTCGTCACGGCCATCCTCGAGGGGCGACTCGGGAGTGCCAAGGACGGCGTGAAGGCGGAGCTTCACCTCAACGGCACTCCCAGGAGTGCCTGGTGGAATTGGCTCTGGTACCACCGCCAGCGCCAGACTCCGACCTACGCCGCGATGGTCTACCGAGGCATGCCACTCGTGGAGGAGAGTGGCAAGGTCTTCCTCATCTGGAGTGGCGAGCAGGTCGCCGAGATGAGGAAGGAATACAAGAAGGCAAAGAAGTCGTAACTCCATCCGTGGGGGGAGTCGGGCAACCCCGACTCCCCCCACCCGCTAAAGGAACCGGTCGGCAGAGTCCGAGACTCAAAAGGAGTCGGAAAAGGAGCAGCGATGTATCGCTCTGTGACTCAGATGTACGAAGTCTACATCCCGGAATCTGGCGGCGACAATCATCGTCGACTCGGCGACAAGCAGGTGTGGTGGTTACTGACTCTCCTCAATCGCGAGGACGAGGACAGGTGGCTGGCACTCCCGCCGTACAAGCCACTCATGAACGCCATCGCGGATCACAACTCCATGAGGGCATCAGGATGCCGACCGGGGTGCCCACTCCCCCGGACGCACGTCGTCGCCCGCCGGCGTTGTGAGTGCCGGAAGGAGGAGGCGCTCTTCAAACTCGTCCACGAGTCGGAGCTGCAGGTCTCCCATCGACTCGTGGGCGAAATCGTGGATGGAGTCCATGAGGCGTTCGAGGAAGGCAGAGCGGTCCTCATCACGAACTCCACGACATCGTACTACCCCGTCGTCAGGAGTGTCGGCCGCGATGACCCTCTGGAGATCGAAGTCGGCAAGAGGGCGGCTGAGGCGGTGCGGCACCCACTCTGGGTGTCCATCGCGAGGAACCTGCGTCGCGCCGGGCACACCGGCCAGGCACTCCTCATCGAGAATCTCAGCGGCGGTGAAGTTCTCGACTACGTCACTCACAACGCCGCCTTCTGCGAGGGAGTGCCCGAGGATGCCGACAGGCGGCTCAATCCGCAGAAGTACGAAGTCGCTATCTTCGGAGTGCACGGCTGGACCGTGCACGACACTCTGAATCCGGCGCTCCGCATCGGAGTCTGGCTCTCGGGGTCGGCCACCTGGGTGAAGCAGGCTGCGGCAGGACACTCGCCCATCATCGGTCTCCGTTTCTGGAGTCTCGATTACAACGGGCCGGTCACTCTGAGGGGGTCGTTCGGAGCGGCCTGGACGAGTCCGCGTCACACGGCGACATGCGACAGGTTGCACTCCGCGCCGGAGGGTGACCACACCTGCGGCGTCTACGCCGTCCTCAGGGACGGCGTGCAGCCCGAACTCTCCTCGACCGCCTTCTGGCGGTACGGGAATCCGATTATCGGACTCGTCTCCTGCTCGGGGAAGGTCATCGTCCACGAGAGGGGAGTCCGTAGCCGGCACGCCACGTGCCGACTCCTCGTCGTGTCGGACGAGGACAGGCGGAACGTCATCCTCGCCAACTCGCCGGCATGGCGGGAGACCCGAGTCATCACGTACCAGGAGGCACTCCGTGCCATCGAGGCGGGGCTGCCGGCGTCGGAACTCATGAAGTGAGAAAGGGGGCGCGGATGAGTGTTCCTTCCTCCTGAAGAACCCATACTCCAGTACGTGGAGTGCATCTGGCCAGACGTTCGAACTCCGAGATGGGCGATGCCCAGAAAGGCGGCGCTGATGATGTACGATAGGATCGAAACACTCTCCTGCGGATGTAACTACGACACCCTCACAGGAGCCTGCACCGCGCAGTGCAGGTACCACCGCATCTCCGAGGCAGTGCGACTCTTGAACGAGGTGCTCCGGGAGATGGACGAGGAGGCGGGGGAGTTGGATCTTCCTCAGGGTCACTCGTCGAGGGAGGAGTCGGACGCCCAGGACGGGCAGGAGTCCGAGACGGAGCTGTGCGCCGAGTGCGGGCACCCGCATCGGTGGCGGCCTGAGTTGGATGAGTACACTCCCTGCCCCATCTGTGAGGGGTGGGATCCCGAGGACGGTCCGTCCTTCTGGGTCGGATATCGTCCCGGAACGGACTCCAGGAAGGGGGACGGCTGAAGAAAGCCCACCCTACCACCCAGAATCACTAAAACCTAACTCCCTACGAGTGTGAAAACCATTAGCCCCACTCCTGGGGCTAACGCATCTGGGCGGGAGCCGGCCACTCAAATCGGGCCACTCGCAGTGGCCGACTCCGCAAGGGCGACTCTGGAAGGAGACTCAAGGACGGAGACTCAAGGACCATGCCTGTGAATCGGTACCACGTCACCTTCGATTTCGAGGTCACCATCCCGGCCAACCGACTCCGCCACCTCGCTGACTTCGACGAAGACCCGGAGACTCGGTTCCTGGAGGAGTTGGAGGAGTACCTGACCCTCCGCGACTTCGAGAAGGTCGTGGAGTCGTACCTCCAGGACTACGTGGCATACGACATCAAGGTTGGGGGAGGTGGAGTGAGGAAGATCAAGAAGATCCTAACTCTTGCCGGCATTGTCACTCTTAGCACGTCCCCGCTATAGGAACGGGGAGTGCTGGAGTAGAAGTCTCAACCTGAAGTTGAGATGAAGGGTATCCTCCAGCCATCTTTCAGACTCATCAAGAAGGAGTCTAAGAAGGAGGCCATCAAGAGGGCGCACAGAGAGTTCCGCCGGCAGATCCGGGCGGAAAAGACCCTGAAGTTCAGGTAAGGAACCTCACCTGCGTGAGTGGCCGGCCGGGCCCGCCCTTTCCCGACTCCGGGGTGGGCTCGCCGGCTGCTCGCAGTCGGCGACTCACAGTCGCCCACTCAAAGTCGGAACGTATAAAGTCCCGACTCTGGCCGGCTTCGCCGGCGACTCCCCACTCAAAGTCGGCCCGTATAAAGTCCCGACTCCAAAACGGAGTGCCGGACTCGGAGTCTGCACTGCCAAGTGGGCAAAGAAGAAGGCCGGCCCCTGAGTCGGGACCGGCCTTCCTCCTATCCTTGAACCTTCCGCTAGGCCTCCTCCCCGCCGGGGATTCTTCCACTCTAAGGGTCTATCGGTCCACGTAGGCTCGCCGCACGTCCACAACCATCCGTGCGGCCCCCACCGTGCCTTCCGACTCCAGGCATGCCTCGCAGATCAGGTTGAGTCCGATCATCCCCTCGTGCGCCCATGCGCAGGATTGCAGGTGGCCGCACTCCAGCTCGACGGCCCAGGCGTAAAACAGGGGTCGGCGGTTCCTCACTCGCTCGGGGATCCGCAGAGTCCGCATCGCTTCCTCCTCTCTCTCGGCGGGAGGAAGCCCGGCGGAGGGTTCAAGTAGAGTCTCTATGATGTTCTCAAGGTACCGTACTACCGTATGCCCCGTATCGTACCGCGATTGTACGAGCCGGACAAGTATCGTCCCGACGCAACCCCGAACGTGTGTTCGAGCCTAGGATTGGCCGCCTCCCAGACTCTAAGTCGGCGCGGGTGAGTGAGGAAAAGGCGCGGCATGATCTTCACTCATGAGTCTAAGTAGCTTCCCGACTCTACTATAAGTGCCGTCGTATAAAGTCCCGACTCTCCAGGAGTCGCACTCAGGTCGGAACGTTGGGCCTCGGGCTCAACGTTGAGCCCGGAGCTCAAGGTTTCGGGATCGTCTTTGGGGCGGCCGGATGTCGGGAGGGGCGGCCGGATCGTCTTTGGGGAGGGCCCCGGAACGCAAGGAGCCCGGCCGTATCGGCCGGGCTCCTCCTTGCCTTGCATAGCGGGGCGGCTCTTGTGTACCTACCTACTTCTTCCGGGTCTTCCGGGTTCCGACCTCCTCCTTGAGGAGCCGGCGGGAGATGAGGATGTAGACCCTCCCGTCAGCGTCCTCGACGAGCGGGGCCCGGAAGGAGCGGACCCAACCGACCTCCTTGGCGAGGGCCTCGGAGTACGAGACACCCTCCTCCCGGAGGCGGTTTGTGATGATGCAGTTCAAGACCTTCGAGAGGCTCCGCCCCTTCGGGCGGCCCTCCTTGTCCCGCTTCGAGGGCCGGAGCGGGAGGTCCGTCTTGACGCGCACGAGGACGTTCTCCTCGCGCGCCTCCTCCGCCGCGGAGTATCCCTTGGGGAGCCGGAGGCTGTTCCAGACCTTGGGGCTCGGGACCGCCCCTCCGGCCCGTGCGGCCTCTGCGGCCTCCTTGAGGGCCTCCACGAGGGCCTCTGTCGCGTTCTTCGGCATGAGAGACCTCCTCTGTACGAAGAGCCGCCCCGCTATGCAGTTGGCAAGGTCCGCCGACGGCTCCCCGGTACCGTCGGATGCATACTCAGAATGGCACAAACGTACGGGATTGTCAATGGGCTCCGACTGCCATCTTCTTTGCTACGTGATATGGTAAGATCCGATTGTCATGACATATAGGCATCGGTGCGACTCCGTGGGGCGAGTCGGCCCGGGGGCGCGGGGCCACCCATCTCCGACGGCCACTAAAATCCCGGCCCCTCACCGCTCCCATTTGCAATCTCAACCACCGACGAGTATCCTCCAATCGATATGGGTGACGATATGGGGAAAATCCCCAAACCGCAGAGATTCACGACTGATGATCTCGATCTCATCGATGACACCGGGAACGTCCTCCCCCCACTCCCCACGCCCGCCTTCACCGAACTCAAGCGGGATATCGCCGAACGCGGCGTGGTCGTCCCTATAATCCTCTACCCACACCCACGACTCGCAGGGCGGTATACCCTAGTTGATGGCCACCACCGCCTCAGGGCCGTCAAAGAGTTGCTTCAAGAGTCAACACCAATCCTCGACATCCCCGTATCCATCATCTCAACCGCACTCCCCGAGGCGGAGCTCCGGGGGATGGCTAGGATGCTCAACCTCACCAGGCGGCAACTCTCGCGGGCCGAACGTCGGGGGATCATCGCCGACCAGCTCAGGGAAACCCCATCGTACTCGGACAGGCGGATTGCCGCGATGCTCGGCGTCGACCACAAGACAGTTGCATCGGTACGGCGGGAACTCGAAAGCACGGGGGAAATCCAGAGATTCGATGAGCTCGAAGACTCCATCGGGCGCCGACGGATCCGTATCGACTTCGCGCCGTCGCGGAAACGATTCGAGTCGCGGTCCGGCGAATTGGCCAAGAAGTTCATCACATCACCAGTTTCGGTTCTCCGGATGGACGCCCCCGATTGGCGCAAACGGAAGGAGTACTGGCGATCGATCGGGTTGCCCCCCAAACAACAACTCATATTCGAGAGTGGGCGGTCCGACAAGTGGTCTACAGGCGGGAAGACGTGGGATGCCTGGATGTCAGCAGATCCATACTTCTACGCGCAAAAGCTATCGGTGGAGAAAACATTGGGCAGGCAACTCTCATCGTGGGAATTCTTTGAGAGGTACTATACACCACCGAAGCACATCAAATCTACCTCTATCTTCGACCCTGTTCTGTGCGAAGTAGCATATCAGTGGTTCTGCCCAGAGGGGGGGAAAGTCTTGGACCCCTTCTCCGGTTGGGCCACACGCGGGGCGGTCGCGGCATTGACGGGACATCCCTACCTGGGCATAGACATAGTTGGAAGTACGGTCGAAGAGAATGAGTCGGTCTGGAGAGATGTAAAGGAATTGGCGGCGAAATATGGTCTTTACAAAGGGATAGATCCGGTATGGAGGGTGGGCGATTCTCGGAACATCAACACCATCACGGATGAAGAATATGACTTCATATTCACTTGCCCTCCGTTTCATAGCCTCGAGAGGTATTCCGATAACCCGAATGACTTGTCGAATATCAAGTCGTACGATGAGTTCATAAGCGGGTACAGAGATATCTTAATGAAGTGCATATCTCTATTGAGAGACAACAGATTCATCGGAATAGTGGTTGGTGAGATAAGGGGGAAACGCGGCGAAATCCTCGGATTTCCAAATGATACATCCAACATCTTGCGAAATGCGGGGGTAAACATCTGGAACAAGATAATAGTATCTCTGCCGATTGCAAGTGCCGCTGTAAGGGCATCCTATAGTTTCCCCAGAACCAGAAAAACACTAAATACACATCTCGAATTCATAGTTGGCTTTAAGGGAGACGTAGCGAATATCCCAAAGATGGAACAACGCAGTGATCAAAAATATGTCTGGGTTATCGACAACTCCTAATAGAATTTCTTATTCCAACTATCCATAGCAAATCCCCATCACTAAGGAAATCGAAACACTTTGACTCGTACATGGGGTCAAGAGGGATACCCCCGATATCACAGTGAATTTCTTGGGAATAACTTTTCGGGGAATTCTTCAATGTGAGGACGTGTTGATAGCCGGAAGGGGCGTATTTGTCCAATCGACGCTTAGGGTTGGCACCGACTATCACTCCTAAGACTGGCACCGTTATCCGTAGATCCTTCATGCCGTGTAATATACCAGCAACAGTCATCCCGGAACCGATTGGGACAACGATACGTTTAATCTCCTTCGGCAGATTGGCAACCTGGAGACTTGTTTCCTCAACGGCAGCCCAACACTCCATACCGAATGGTATATTTCTCCAACCGGTCTTGAGGGAATCCTCTCTGGCCCGAGCAGACAAAACAGAACTATGACCTGGGTTGTGTCGGACCACCTCGGCTTCACACGATTCAGCGAATTCGCACTCGTACGTCGATTTTCCTACTGATGTGTGTATCCTACATGGTATCTGCATCTCTTGCGCGATACTGGCAACAATCTCAATCTGGGGACTCATGCGGCTCGCCGAGGTGACGGCTCCGCTAGCGCCCTTCATAAGACGCCAACAAGTGCGGGCCTTACCACCGCAAACCCCAGCGACTTCAAATAAATCTTCTCTCTTGATAAAGATGCCATCTACCTTCTCAATCGGAGTTAAATTCATTATGCTGTGAGTATAATAAGCGCTAGCTTTTTAGTCCGTCTTCCACACTAAAATCCCGCTCGGAGGCACGCTGAAGGTCATGAGATATCCAGGATGTGGAACCTCACGCTGGGGTACGCACAGATGTCGATGTTGTCTACCGCAACGGAAGGGATGAACACCTCACGTACCTTCGCGTACTCCGCCCGGTACCCGTAGGCATGCTCGAAAACCTTGCCGTGCAAGGTGATCACGCCGATGGCGTGGAGCCCTCCCCTCGGGAGCCCGCTCACCGCACCTGGTTTCCAGGCGTAGAACCCGCACCGGGCATGGCGGGCGCACCCGGAGGAGATCTGCATACCCCCGGACTTCATGAACGCCATGGGGTTCACGCATCGCGAGGGGCCGACCTCCTCTTCCCAGGAGAAATCCGCCACCCAGGAGCGCAACCTCCGGTCCTGGTTGGCATCGACCGACCAGAGCCTAACGCCGACGAGTCCTTGGTCGGCCCAGTCCCTCGCCGCGTTGATCGCTCCGGCGACCATGAGCGTGGTGAACTGGCACTCCCCTCGATGCCCCGTCACCGAACGGTCGAGGAACGAACAGTTGCAGACGTTCACCCCTTCGGCGTACCGGGCATCGCCGACCCATCCGATGTCATACCCCTCTTCCCTGCGGTCGATGATGAGCCCCACGTGCATCCGGTGGAGCCGTTGGAGCGCCACGGTTATCGCCTCGGTGGTGAGCATCGCTCCGTGGCTCGAATAGTAGACGACCGGCACGGCGTTAGACCTCATCGGACATCGGGAGCTCGAAATACCCTTTGCGCACCATGAGTGCGATGATGGCGTATCCCGCCATGTCGAGCCAACTATCGTCGAGTCCTTCGTTCACGGGGGCGTCGCCCCGTTCGATGAGGTTCTTGATCCTGGCGAACTTGTCCCATATCCGCACCAGGAGCGCCTTCTCAGGGCCGAACGGCGAGTGCAAGATGTTGTACGGGCCGTAGTCGTGTTGCTTCCTCACGACCGTATCGCGGATGTCTTTGACCACCGCATCGATGGCCTCCTCGAAGGAGGATGGGGATCTCTTCATTGAAAATTCAACTCCTTGAATGATGGCACTTCCAGGCTCATCATCATCCTACCACGGATGGCGAGCAAAGGATCGAAAGAGAGCCACAAGCTGCGGAGCAAGGCCAGGGATAGATGGCAACAAGTGGTGAAAGTGTACGGCAAGTCGTGCTTCTATTGTGGTACGATGCCTGCGGACACGATTGACCATTATATCCCGCTCGGGAAGGGCGGCACGAACGATCTGTCCAACCTCCGCCCTGCCTGTCGGGCATGCAACGAGTCGAAAGGAGACGAGCTACCGACACGATGGCAACCACCACGAAGAAGAACGACGCCCCCGACACCCTCGTGAGGTGCAGGCATTGCGGTGCAACACAGATGATATCCGCCCGATACTGCCTCATCAACACCTGGCCTAGGTGCCACGACGAGGCGATGCATCTAGAGGACACCACCGCCGACATCGGGCAGATCATCAACGACATCACCCGCGTATCTTGGAGGATCTGGCGTGGAGAGCGCGATAAGAAGAAAAAGTGATGAATGGAAGATATCTGCGAAGTGCAGGGAGTACGACCCGGAATGGTGGTTCGAAGATGCATCGCCAGAGGAGAACAGCCGCGCCATCTGGATATGCCTGAACGAGTGTTCTGTGAAGGACACCTGCCTCGAGTACGCCGTGACCCACATGATCGAGCATGGCATCTGGGGTGGGCTTCGAGCCCATGCGAGGCGGAAGTGGCAGGAGTTCAGCGGGTTCGTGCCGACCGAGGAGCGTAGGCCCATCATCATCGACACCAGGAAGCTCTGATGGATTTCTCTGGGTTTTCCCCACGGAACTGCGGGGAGCACCGTTCCGTAGGTTCCCGAGCCTGGTGCATCGACTGCAACGACTGGTGTACGCCGCACCTTCCGTGCGTCGGTTGTTCGCGACTGCCCGTGGATGACCTCATCTACGCGATAACGCAGGCGAGGTACAAATGGGGAGATCAATACCACATCTCCCCTACGGCATGGCTCACGATCCTGACCGAAGAGGTGGGCGAGGTCGCGCACATCGTCTGCGACCACCTCACGATCGCCGGCGATGGGGATTCGTCCCACTATCCGGAGAAGTACGATGAATTCGCGAACCTGAGGAGTGAGATCGCTCAGGTCGCTGCAGTGTGCATCAGGTGGATGCTCGCCATCGATGCCGAGGAGGACAAGAGGACGACCGATGGACGCTTTTAGCGTTGCGCTCAGGAAAGCCTCTGAAACGCTGCTCAGAGTCGCAGGCGATATCGAAGATGTCGTCGATATGCTGAGCGTCTGGGAGTGCAGTAACGAAGCGTCTAGGTCAGAGTATATATGGCAGCTCCTTGTCGAGCTGGCTGGTGACTTATCGAAACGAGCGGAAAATCGGTGATGATGGACTTGCTCATCTTCACCCCCGGAGATACCGTCTACGTTCTGGCTCCATGCGCCACCTCACACGCTTCAGGATGGCGGAAGATAAGCCGCGAGATATTCAACCTCATACTCCTGCTCTCAAGTGGCACTGAAAGATACGAGCATCCTTGTGGCTGCATGAGTATCGTTTTCATCGGCGTCAGTAGCAGTGACTTGACGTGGCTTGGATCATGAGCACTAACTTCTTCATCTACGAGAAGGGCAGGGGAATCACTTACCACGTCGGAAAGAGGTTCGCCGTAGGGGGAGGGAAAACGGGGTGGATGTGGGACATGTCGCCGGAGTTCTTCTGGATGGTGCTTTCTGTGGAAGACCCTCTTTTCAAGGATGAACTTGGGAACACATACACGTTCGACGAGATGGCAAACATCATCCGTCGCGTTGATGAGATAGACTATGATTTCATCGGAAAGGATTTCCTATGAAGATTACGCATTTCGGACGGATAATATGAGATACTTCATCCATAGGTGCTACAGCCTCGGTCGGCCGTTACATGCGATGATGATGCCGTCCCATTGCGAGCTGCATAGTGGAAACCTTTGGTGGGAAGAGATCGATGAGCCGACGTTCAATATGGTGATGCTCACGACCTCTATGGTCACCAAGCATCGCTGCGGATGCGTGGAGATATCCGAAAATGAGCAATTATTTGAATCCTCGGACGAATGGGTCCCCATCACCGGTCACGTTCTGAGCATCGTCCTGCTCGCTGAAGAGATCACATATGGAGAACTTAAGTGTGGTTGCAGGGAATCCTATGCGGCAAACATCACTGAGGAGTTCATATTGTCGATCCAAGGTGATGACGATGAAGATTGAATACCGGTGGTCGTGGCAGATGAACGAGCTGGAGGTTCTGTGCAAGTTCGACCTGGAAGAGATTAGGAGCGCCGATTATTTCTTATGGGACCTCCTGAAGAGAACTCCGCAAGTTGAGCGCGCACGCATATCCAGGCAGATACTCGGGTTAGCCATCATGGCAGATAAAATCGAGTCATCGAAAGCCTAGACGAGAACGATACGACCAGGGGGAGTAGTGAGCGTCACTGACCTGCTCATGGACGCCCTGAGCCGCATCCACAACATCGAGGATGCGATTAAGAACGGGCGTAGATTCTACTCGACTGATGACCAGATGTTCCGGCGCTGGGCCGATTACTACCTCTGGCAGCTGGCCCACGACCACCTGCCCAACGTGGCCGAGCTCATCCGTCGGGCCAGGGATAAAATCGCGACCGGAGCGGCTGTGGGGGCGGAGACCTCGGGACCGCGTACCGCCACGCGCCCCGGTACGCGCCTCGGACACAGTTGTCCTTTGCCCCCGGACTTCCGTAACCGCAAGGCCGTGTGGACCTGCGGGGACTGTGGTCGCACCTGGATGTCCTCGCTCTACGGCTGGACCGAGATTGTGGGCCCGCGCTTGGAGGTGGACCGATGACCTCTTCCTCGCCTGCGCTACTCTGGATTCAGGAGATGAGAAGAGATCGTAGTTGATTTTCGTATCATCAGGTATATCATGACTATAGATGAAACAGGAGAGGGTGCAGAAACAGAAGAAACCAGCGAGGCGTCAGGAGGAGCCCCTACCGCAAGAGACGGATTCGCCCCAAAAGAGCGATGCCTCTGATAAACTCATATCCGAACTCGACGACATCCTCGACGAGATCGACGAGGTACTTGAGGAGAACGCCGAGGAATTCGTGAAGAACTACACCCAAAAAGGGGGACAATGACGAGAAAATCCGCCGGAAGGGAGGAATATGCACAAAAAACTGCCGATTTCCGCGCAATATCGGGTCGCTGGGAACCTCTGTAAGGCACTCGCCGCATCGAGGAACACCGTAGATAAAGCACTGCTCATATGTGGCTATGCCGCCATCTTGAAGAGGATCTCGGAGAGCAACCTCATCGCGGTTTCTTCGTATGCTGATGTAGACTTCACCGATGGCACACCATCGGATATCCTGCGCTACTACGTGAAGGCGGGCTTCATCGAGATTATCGATGAAGGGAAGGGAGTGGCAAGTATCTTCGACGATGATATCATTGAAGAAGAGGATGATGAACTTCGCTACGCGAAGGCGCAGATTGAGAAATACAGGAGAGATCTTCTGAATGGCTGAACCTATCGGAGAATACCTATGCAAGCAGTGCGGCAAGATGCCGATAGATAATCCGTCTGCCGTGGTCATCACGTTCCCCGAAGGGCTCAAGCTGCCTATCGCTGAGATAAAGTGCCACGGATGCGGCTCGAAGGTCCGTTCCGAGCTCACTTGGGAGGATGCCATCTTGTTCGATCAGGCAGGCGTCACCGTGAGGGGCTTCTCATTCGTAAGAGGACCAGCACTCACCCAAGAAGAGATCGATTCATTCATCGCGAACTTCGACCGTGAGGTCGAACGGTTCTTGGATATCTGTAGCCGCAAATGATCGACTCCATCGCTATCTACATGGTTCCACCATCACAGGGGCCCGTGGATGGTTACTCCTACGCTGGTCTGAAGATGGTCGAGGCACTGAAAGCACTCGGGTACTCTACCCCATGGCGCGATGATGATGCTCCCGTTTCGGTCTCTTTCTGTCAGCCGGAATGGTATTCCCATGCGCAGTCTCAGTTCCGTATCGGATACACCCCGTGGGAATCCACCGTGATACCGAAATGGTGGCCCCAACACATGAACGAGATGGATCTCATCTGGACCACCTCGAAGTTCTGCAAGGAAGTATTCGAAGACAACGGGGTCACGACCGAGATCCTCGTGGTCCCGCACGGGATTGACATCAAGGAATTCACACTATCACCTCGCAAGGAGGAAGATACCTTCTATTTCCTCCATATCGGAGAACCGGCGACCAGGAAGGGCGGACAGATGGTCGTCGACGCGTTCTGCAAGGTCTTCGCCGATGACGATTCGACCAGGCTCGTCATCAAGGCGAACGGATGGGCCGAGTGCCGGCTCCGCGAGCCGTTCGGGCCGGTCGATACCCACCCGAGGATAGAGTTGATAAAGGAACTCCTGAACATCCACGAGTTAAACGCCCTTTACCACCGCTGCCATGCGCTGATCTACCCGTCGAATGGAGAAGGGTTCGGACTTATCCCGTTCCAGGCCATCGCCACCGGTATGCCGACGGCAGCGGTCGTATGGGGGGGCATAGCGGAGTTCGGCGAGTACTGCATCCCTATCGATTACAAGGTGGGGCCATCCGGCCACAGCTACCATCTCGGCGATTGGGCGCATCCAGACTTCGACAGCCTCTGCGAGGTGATGTATGATATCCGGCACCGGTACTCCGACTACGCAAGGGATGCCTACGATAACGCATTGGACGTTAGGAGGGAGTGGCAGTGGAAAGATATCATAGAGAACGCATTGAACATCAGTCTTTCTAAAGGCAAATCCTGACCCCCTCAGGGGACGAGAGTATACTTTCCCTCATCTTCGGTTGATTCGAGTAAACCATTCAGGAGGTGCTTTAGTTGTCTTCACCGCAACTTACGGAACAAGCTATCAGGGTATTGGAGGAGAGGTATTTCGATAAGGACGAGAACGGGAACATCATCGAGGATTGGGAAGGTCTTTCACGAAGGGTCGCCAGAGCTATAGCTTCTATCGAGTCCAGGTACGGGGTTGACCCGAGGCCGTGGGAGGAGTCGTTCTTCGACGCGATCTACAACCTCCGTTTCGTGCCGAACAGCCCAACACTGTTCAATGCTGGATCGCGTGGCGGGCTCGGGCTGCTGAGCGCCTGCTTCGTTCAGGTGCCCGACGATTCACTTGACTCTATCATGTTGCATGCTTGGCGTTCCGCGAAACTGTTCCAGGCTGGCGCTGGAGTAGGGTACAACTTCTCCAACCTGCGGGAAGAAGGGGCCATGGTCCGTTCTTCCATGCGTCCATCCTCTGGAGCGATCTCCTTCATGTACCACATCTTCAACTCCATCGGCGAGGTCGTGAAGCAGGGCGGTCGTCGGCGCGCAGCGATGATGGGTCTTCTGAACGACGACCACCCAGAGATCGAGAGGTTCGTCACGTTCAAGAATCATGAATCTTCACTTACGAACTTCAACATCTCGGTGTTCGCCTCCGACCGGTTCATGGAAGCCGTTGAGAAAGACAAGCCGTGGCACCTCCTGGGCAGAACCAGTGGCAACGTTGTGAAGACCATCTCTGCGAAGGCGCTTATGGAGCAGATTGCCGAGAACAACTGGAAGATGGCCGAGCCCGGGATGATATGGCGCGACGCCATCAACCGGTACAACCCACTAGCTCATCTCGGCGAGGAGTACCAGATCAACGCAGTTAATCCATGCGTCAGTGGAGATACCCTCATCCTTACCTCCCATGGTTACGTGCCGATACGTTCAGTGGTTGGGACCAAGGTGGAGGTTTGGAACGGCCAGCAGTGGTCGAAAGTTACCCCTAAAGTGACGGGTAGGAACCAGGACATGCTGAAGGTCACGCTGAGCGACGGTTCCCAGCTGCGATGCACCCTGTACCACGGGTTCCACATCTGGGATGAGTCTCGTCCATTCAACCGGAGCACCCCGGTCCTGGTGGAAGCCAAGGACCTTCGACCCGGTATGAATCTGTGGAAGTACGAGATGCCCGTCATCGTAGAGGGCGAAGAAGTCGATACTTCCATCGCCTACACCCAGGGGGTGTACGCCGGGGACGGCTATCTCGCTAAGGATCGACAACAGCCGTGGGTATACCTGTATGGGGAGAAGGCAAATCTGCTGGACAGGATGGTGTACAGGTACCAGCACACTTCTGATAAATCGCACAGGATAGAGGTTTGCCTCGACCGGGATGTGGTCAAGGAGAAGACCTTCGTGCCGTTCAACTGGTCTCTCGACGCCAGGTTGGCATGGCTTGCTGGACTGATCGATACTGACGGAACCATCACTCGAGATGGGGGCATCCAGATCGGAAGCATCAACAAGGAGTTCCTCGATGAAGTGAGGCTGATGCTTACCACGATGGGTGTTCAGGCCAAGGTGACGTTCATGCGTTCCGGTGGTCCTCGCCGGATGCCTGATGGTCATGGTGGGACGAAGGAGTACGAAACCAAAGACTGCTACCGTTTGATCATCGCGGGGTCTGATGTCATCGCCCTCCGTCAGTACGGGCTCAGCGACTTCCTCCGCAGGGTGGACATACGGAACGTTTCCTGCAACCGCAGCGCCACCCAGTTCGTCCGCGTCGTCTCCGTAGAGCCGGATGGATTCGAAGAGGAAGTGTTCTGCTTCAATGAGCCGATCAACCACACCGGTACGTTCAACGGCATAGTCACGGCGCAGTGTTCGGAAGCTACCCTTCTCAATTTCGGCAATTGCTGTTTGGGGAGCATCAATCTCATGAAATACTTGCATGGCAAGGAGATCGACTGGGACGCGCTTGAAGCGACCACTCGCCTTGCCGTGCGGTTCCTCGATGATGTCATCGACGCCGACAACCATGTCGCGCCGGAGTTCGGGAAGGCCGCGAAGGATGTGCGCCGTATCGGCATCGGCGTGACCGGTTTCGCTGACATGCTCGTGATGATGGATATCGTCTACGGCTCCGAATCCTCGTTCCGGGTGGCTCATGAGGTAGCTTCGTTCCTGAACCGGATAGCTGTTGATGAGTCAAGCAAGATCGCGATGGAGAAAGGACCGTATCCGCTGTGGGACAAGAGTCTCCATAAGGACATGGGGCTCGTCCTTCGGAACATCTCGCTCCTTTCCATCGCACCAGAAGGTTCGAGGTCCATCATCACCAACACCTCACCTTCGATAGAGCCGAACTTCGGCCGGGTTATCGTGCGAACCAACAAGGGCATCGGATCGGGAACGTTCCCCCATCCGCTCGCATCGAACCCGGCGTTCCGGACTACCTACGAGGTCCCGTTCTGGGCGCACATCAAGATGCAGTCTGTGTGGCAGAACGCGATGAATGAGAATATGGTTGGTCAGGCGATAAGCAAAACGAACAACGCACCGAAAGATATAAGTCCTGACGAACTGGCAGAAGCGTATCTCGAGGCGTGGCGGATTGGGTGCAAAGGGCTCACCGTGTATCGGGACACCAGTCGAGATGCGGTTTATTACGAGCATAAGGATGATGAAGTCCGGGACGAACACGGCAGGCTCGTGCTAGAATGCGCTACCGGTGCATGTGACATAGGTATGGCGAAGCCTCCTGTAAGGGCATTCAAGGAGCACGATGACGCAAAGGTATTACGGGGATGAGACGTATTGGTTTCGCCCTGTAGAGGAATCTGACCTCGAAGTACTGACCGAGCATAGGAATGACTTCGAGACTTGGACCAAGCTAACATCGCCCCTGCCCGTGATGGCTCATCGGCAGGTTAGATGGCTCGAGTCTTTAGGCCATGAAAATATGTATTTCATAGGCCACTACAGAGAGGACGGCATGAGCCTTCTTAGGCTCACCGATATCGACTGGGCGAACCGTCATGCCGCCGTAGGGCTGGATGTGTTCAAGCCGTACCGTGGGTTCGGCCACGCAAAACCACTCTTCGCCCTACTCTGTAGGTATGCCATACGGGAACTGGGGATGCACAGGCTATGGCTCTTGGTTCTCGAAGACAACATCGCCGCCCAACGGGTCTATCGCTCGGTGAACTTCGTTGAGGAGGGACGATTCAGGCAGCATATATTCAGGCATGGAGAGTTCAAAGATTACGTATTGATGGGAGTATTGGAGGAAGAATTCGATGATTCCGCAATTCAAAGTTCATATGAATCCTGAGGCCGTCAACAAGGTGAGAACCGTTCTCGGTTCCGGCTACATCGGCCAAGGAGCCCGCGTCGAGGAGTTCGAGGAGCGTCTGAAGGAGAAGCTTGGTTTCAGTTACGGGGTAACGGTGAACTCCGGAACGGCCGCGCTCACGCTCGCACTCCGATTGATCGGGGTCGGGCCTGGGGATTCGGTGGTGAGCACCCCGATGACCTGTTTGGCTACCAATGCCGCTATCACGCTCACCGGGGCAGACATCGTATGGGCTGATATCGATAAGTACGGCAACATAGATCCTGAGTCTGTAAGTGAGTCGATAAGGCAGAACACGAAAGCGGTCATGGCTGTCGACTGGGGTGGCATCCCTTGCGACTTCGATGCGCTTCGGAAGGCGATTGATGCAGCTCCGGCGAGGGGTACCCACGATATCCCGATCATCCAGGATGCCGCCCACGCCTTCGGCGCGACGTACCATGGCCGTCCCGTCGCTGCATGCGCCGACTACACCGCCTTCTCCTTCCAAGCCATCAAGCACCTCACCACCGGCGATGGGGGGCTGCTCGTCACCCCCGCGTCTCAGTACGAGCGGGCCAAACTGCTCAGGTGGTACGGTCTCGATCGCACTTCCGGGGACAGGATGCGATGTCTCCAGAACGTCTATGAGATCGGCGATAAACTGCACATGAACGATATCGCTGCCGCGATAGGGCTCGGGAACCTCGAGTCCGTCGATGAGGTCTTGGCCAAACACCGCGAGAACGCCAGGTACTACAACGACATCTTCTCACTCTACGGCGAACTGGTGGAAGTCCCACCAGGTGATGTAGACCCATCTTACTGGATATACACCATCCACGTACCGGACCCATCCGATTTCGAGCGATTCATGTTCAACAACGGCATCTCGGTGTCGAAGGTACACAACCGGAACGACAACTACACCGCCTTCGAAGCATACCGGAAGCCACTGCCGAACCTAGACAGGTGGTTCTCCACCATGACCTGCATCCCTGTCGGGTGGTGGCTGACCGTCGAGGACCGTAGTCGCATCGCTGAGCTGGTAATCCGCTACATCACTCCGAGCTGGTGATATGAAACCCAGGTTCGTCGATAAACTCATCGATATGGCTGCATCTGTGGACGGGCGGTACCGTCTTGCAGCGATGGTCTATGACGATAAACACAACCCGATATCGTTCGGGACCAACTCCTATGTGAAGACCCATCCCGTCCAAGCGGCGCTGACCGGGGCGCAGAAGATCTTCATCCATGCCGAGATACAGGCACTACTTCGATCTTCCGGGAAACAAGGTCGAGGCATCTTGGTCGTGCGGGTGAACAAGAACGGACTTGCCATGGCGAGGCCGTGTCGTGCCTGTTATTGGGCCATCATCGCTTCTGGGCTAAGTGAGATTATGTATTCAGACGAGACTGGTTCTATCATGAAAGAGTATGTCGATAGACCTGATGAGATTCAGGATAGGATTCGTATGTTTAACGGTCGGCCATTGGGATCTCATGTACGACCACATGAAGAGCTTGTATGAGTGCTGGCCCCATCCCAACAAGGAGGTTTACATCGTACCGAATCTCGACTTCCGGTTATCGGTTTCTGGCGCACTTAATAAAGGCTTCCGTTGGGCATTGCGGGATGGGTGTGACTACATCATCTACGCCGCCGATGATGTGATCATCAAGGGAGACGACATCGAGCGGCTCCTCACGACGCTGATAGAAGAGGACAAGTGGGTCGTCTCCGTACAGCTCGGTGGGCTTGCGTTCTTCGCTATCGATCCGGTTGTCTTTGATGAAGTTGGATACTGGGATGAAGGGTTCTATCCGGCGTACTTCGAAGATAATGATTGGTACTACCGCATCAAACTGAAAGACCCAAACAGGTACAAAGAGATACCCGGCCAATCAGTTCATCTAGAGAGTGTCACCTTGAAGCGGATGAGCCCGCATGAAGTGGAGCGGCATCATATCAATTTCCGCCGTAACCGAGACAGGTATACCGCCAAGTGGGGCGGAGAGCCTTACCACGAGACGTTCACCGTTCCATGGAACGGCGCGGAACCACCGGATTGGGCGGGAGGCGATACAGCATGATAAATGATCAGGAGCGTGCATTCATACGCCGCATCAATAGAACACGACTATTGCGTGGCCTCCCGAGATTAAAGCACGCACCGGACCAGGTATTCATCAACGCTCAGAGGCATAGCAAGAAGATGCTCGCGGAAAACCGCTTGTACCACAGCGACCCACTCTCGACTGCCGTTGAAGGTGTGGACGTATGGAAAGTCGTGAGGGAGAACATAGGCGTCGGGCTGTCCGTTCGGTCATTGCACAAGGCATTCATGGCATCTGAATATCACCGCCAGAACATCCTCGCTAGTGATGTACGCAAGGTTGCCGTCGGTGTCGCCTTCGGAGACGAAGGGCAACTTTGGGTCACAGTTATCCTGTATGGATGATTAGCCCGATTTCCGGCTGAATCTTGCCTTTTTCATCGAGAAACGCTATGATTCCATCAAGAAAGTCCTAAAAATGGAGTAATTTATGTCGAAATTATGGGTTCCACCCAACCAGACCTTCATCTGCCTCTGGCTCGATGAGAACGGTAGATACGTGGTCAACGAAGATGGCGAGTTCCTCTGTGCAGAGTCCAAACGGATGGGCGATCCAGAGGTCGAGAAGAATATGAGGGCCGCTGCCAGGTACTACGGCATCGAAGGTGGTCAGCCGGTGTGGCGGCGCGGTCGGAAGGTCACGCATATGGAGTACGACACCCAGATGGAGCGACTCCTGGCCGGGCAAATCCCCGACGAGCGCGAGGCCATCGAAGCTGCAAAGGAGATCATGAAGGAAGATGGATGAGGATTTCAGTGAAGGATTCGTAGAGATTGACCTGGACATCCTAAGTACGCACTCAACTCAGAAAACTGAATTCGATGACCCATTCTTCGAACTTCATGTTGATGGACTTCCTGATGATCTTCGCAAAGATATCTCTAAGCTAGAGAAACAGGCGACGCGAGAGGCGAAATCTAAGTCTTTAGATGCCGAAGCGCTCACCGCATACGATGTCTTCCAGCTCGTGCCTCCGCCCTACAACCTGGAGGCTCTCGCCAAGCTCTACGAGAAGAACGCGGCCCACAATGCGGCGGTGACCGCTAAGGCCATCAACATCTGTGGTCTCGGGTACGACATCATCAACTCTTCGGAAACCGAGCTGAAGATCGAACGTCTCCAAGGGAACAAACAGAAACTCGAGAAGCTCACGACTGAGCTGAAGAAGGAGCGGATACGGCTTCAGCGACTCCTCGAAGAACTCAATGACGATGACGAGTTCTCGGAGATTATGGTGAAGATATGGACAGATGTAGAGTCACTTGGAAACGGGTATCTCGAGATCGGGCGGAACCTTTCCGGCAAGATTGGGTATATCGGCCATATCCCGGCCCACACGATACGGATACGAGCGAACAGGGACGGGTTTATCCAGGTCGTTGGGAACAAGTACGTGTTCTTCCGGAACTTCCGTGATTTGGAAACACCGAACCCCCTGAAGAACGACCCAAGACCGAACGAGATAATCCACTTCAAGAAGTATTCTCCGAACTCAACCTATTACGGAATCCCCGACATCATCGCTGCCATGCCAGCGGTCATGGGCGATGCGATGGCGAAGGAATACAACATCGACTATTTCGAGAACAAGGCTGTCCCGAGGTACGCCTTCATCACCAAGGGGGTCAGGCTGTCCCAGGAGGCCGAACGCACGCTGAAGGAGTATTTCAGGACCGAACTCAAGGGCAAGCACCACGGAACCTTGTACATCCCGCTCCCAGCTGGCATAAACCAGAACGTCGATGCCCGATTCGAGCCCATCGAGGTACGACCTCAGGAACAGTCATTCGTGACCTTCATCAGGGAATCCAGGCTCGAAGTCCTCATGGTCCACCGTGTCCCGCCGCCCAAAGTGGGCATCTACGAGGACACGAACCTCGCCGTCTCACGGGACGCCGACAGGACGTTCAAGGAGCAGGTCTGCCGACCGGAACAACGGCGGCTGGAAAAGAAGATGAACATCTTCTTCCAAGAACTATCAGGTTCAAGAGCGTTCCGACTGAAGTTCAAGGAAGCAGACATCATCGATGAGGATGTCCGCAGTCGGTTCCATGACCGATACCTGCGCACCAGGGTCCTCAAACCGAACGAGGTCCGCAACGCGCTCGGGTTCCCGTCCGTACCAGAAGGCGAGGACTTCCTCCCCGTGCCCGGAACGGTGTCGGCGGGCAACAACCCGGTCGGACAGGCAGAGGGCAACCGCAGGAAGACCTCCGACAGGCTCCGTCCGACCGATGGCGGCCCCCTCCAGGCAGAACGCGGGGCGGAACAAGATCGGGGCGCCCCTGAGAGGAGACGATGAGTGGGGAATCTTGCGGATATCACTGCCCGGTATGCAACCATTGCTGCGCTTACGTGTTGAAGATTTCCGGGCCGCAGATAGAGTTGGAGTGCCAACGTTGCGGATGGAGATGGGCGGTAGAGGTTTGACATTTGCCTTTTTACTTTAGATGTTTCATCTTCATGTTGAATGCCGTACCGTAACGTTGCCGAAGCGGAGAAGAGAAATCCAGGCATCCGGGGGCTTTCGCCCAAGGCGAAACGCGCCTGGGTGGCAGCATTCAACTCGGCCAAAGCCGAGGGGAAAGATGACGAGGCGGCCGCGAAGATCGCCTGGTTCGCGGCGAAGAGGGTTATGACGAAGATACAGGTACAAGATGACAACCTAGCGATAGGTATCCCATTCGAAAAGATCGACATCAAAAACAGGACGGTAGAGGGTTTCGCGACCCTAGACAACATCGATTCATCTGGAGAGATAGTTGATTTCGAAGCTTCCCGACAGGCTTTCCGTAACTGGCTCGGCAATATCCGCGAGATGCACGGCCCGAAAGCCGTTGGGAAGGCGCTCCACGTCGAGGAACGCGAACGGGAAGTCGATGGGAAGAAATACCGTGGCATGTACGTCAAGGCGTATATCTCCAAGGGCGCCCAAGACACCTGGGAGAAGATCCTCGACGGGACACTGAAAGGGTTCTCGCTCGGCGGTCGTGTGCTCGAGAAGCGGCCGGAGATCATAAAGTCCGACAATGATATCTACGCACGCCGCCAGGTCATGCGGATTACGAAATACACCCTAGGCGAGCTATCGGTGGTGGACAATCCGGCCAACCCGCTTGCCCTGTTCGACGGGGTGGAGCGCACATCCCTCGTGAAGTTCGCCGATGGGGCCTTGGAGGCGACCGATGTCTTGGCCGATGACGCTCCCATCGAGCGGTTCATCTTCTACTGCGATACATGTGACGTAGCCAAGGTCGTCTCGGACGTTTCCGATGCCGAATGCCCGACGTGCCCGGAAACCATGATCCACGTGGCGACCACGTATGAGCGGCCCGATGAAGGAGATATCCGCAAGATGGTAGAGGAGTTCAAGGATAAACTGAGCAAACTACAGGAAGAGGCCGTGGATGATACCGGCAAGGTCACGAAAGCATCCGTCAACTATCGCGTCGCTGATGGCGGATATTCGTGCGCCGGATGTATGCACTACCTCCAGAACCTCGGCAAATGCGAGAAGGTGGAGTACGACATATCCGCGAACTACGTCTGTAATCTCTTCGAGAAACGCGTAGAGCCAGAAGAGATTGAACCTATCGAGGTGTACGGCAACGTCACCCAGAAATCAGAGATGACGAAGGAGGTGTCTCCCCTCATGGACGAGGAAGCCGAAGTGATCGAGAAGCGTGAGTTCTCGGATAAGGAACGTAAACGACTCGCTCGGCAAGGGCTGGCGTTGCCGGACGGGAGTTACCCGATCGTCACGGTAGAAGACCTACAGAACGCCATCCGCGCATACGGTCGAGCCAGTGACAAGGAGCGGGTCAAGCGTTGGATTATCCGAAGGGCTCGTGCTCTCGGCAGGACGGATCTGCTGCCAGACGAGTGGAAGGTGTCCATGTCGAAGTCTGAAGATCCGGACTTGCAAATGAACTCTACAGATGATACTAATCTAGTTACTATTTTGGACGAGTTCATAAACGAGATAGTGAACAGGATAAACAAATCTGCCCCTCAGGCTGAACGGGGAGGTGATCTGGAAACGGTGGATAAGGATTCCCTATCTAGGATTCTGGACATCCTCAAGTCCGCGATAGGCAATGTTGAGGATATCCTCACGAAGGCCGGTATCGCTCGTCTGAACGATGAGGACGCCGCTGAAGTGGACCACGTTGAGGATGTATCGTTGCCCGCTGCGTCTGCCGACGCGGCCCCAGGAAAGGTCGATACGGACGGCGTTGGGGCAACCCAGGAGACGTTTGCTGAAACTCCTGGTGAGACGAACGTTCTCCCGCACGCCTTCGGCAAGGCCGAGGGTTCTGATGAGGATACGGAGAGTCTCGTGAAGGCGGCCATCACCGAGGAGATCGGCAAACTTGCAGGGAAACTGGATACCGCTTTCGAGGCTATCGAACAGCGTTTCTCTGAGTTCGCAGAGCGCATGGAGAAGCTCGAGAACAGCGGTGCAGGTAAGAAGTCTAGCGAAGTAAATGTCTCAGAAGAACTGAAGAAGTCCCGCGATTCGTTCTGGGGTGGAAAGTTCTTCTCGGGGGATATCTAAAAAGGAGGTGAATCAGTAAAAAATTGGACACTAGCGAACTGCTTCAGAAGGTAGTCGATACAACGCTAGTTGGCTCCGGCGGTGGCGGTATCCTCAACCCGGAACAGGCAGACCGATTCATCGACTATATGGTCGATAACGGCGTCCTGACCAAGGAGGCCCGTGTCGTTCGGATGAACGCTCCGGTGAGGGAGATTGACCGTATCGGACTGGGGACCAGGCTAGCCCGACTCGCAACGGAGAACGTCGATGATGGCGTCAACGCTGCCCCTACGTTCTCGAAGATCGCTCTCCAGACCGTGAAGATCCGTCTCGACTGGCGACTCACATCTGAATCACTGGAGGACAACATCGAGCGAGGTGACCTTGAGGACCACGTTGCACGGATGATGGCAACCCAGCTCGGCAACGACCTGGAAGACCTGTACATCAACGGCGATGTGGCCAGCTCGAACGCACTGCTCAAGGCACTCGATGGGTGGCGGAAGATGAGCCTCAACGGCGCCCATGTCGTCGGCAACCCGTCTCAGAGCGGCACGTACAAGCTCTCTAAGGAGACCTTCAACGCTGCCCTCAAGGCGATGCCGAACAAGTACATGCAGCGCAGGGCTGACCTACGGTGGTACACCGGGTCCGGGGTCCTTCAGGACTTCCTGAACGGGCTGACCGACCGGTCGACACCTCTCGGTGACGCCGTAATCTTCGGCACTCCCGGCGGGGCCCAGGGTGGCGGCCTAACTTCGATTCGCCCCTTCGGAATCCCCCTCGTGGAGGTCCCTCTGTTCGACTCAACGCTGAGCGGCACCTACTCCGGTGCTTCGGGGAACCACAGTTACGTAGAGCTGACCTTCCCGCAGAACCGTATCGTGGGCATCCAGCGCGAGATCAAGGTCTACCGCGAGTTCATGCGGCGCACCGATGCCGTCGAGTTCACCGTCTACACCCGTGTAGCGGTGGCGACGGAAAACCTCGACGCCCTCGTGTACGTCAAGGATGTCAAGCTCCAGTAACCGAACCGGGATAGCCTAGAGGCCAGATAAAAACAGTAAAGATAAGTACGGCGGCAAGTCAGATCTTGTCGCCGTACTTTCATCTAGCTGGCGCGACCATGCTATGCTGATCACGCAAGAGGGAACCCTCTCGCTCCTGCGTTGCGGGGCGACTGGCCGGGGAAGGGTTCCCTCTTGCTCATTTCTGGAGGTACACATGCGAGAATACCTGGAGAAGCGGCTGTTCGGGATCGAGCCACGGTTCTTCACTGGCATCGACGACCCGAAGTCATCCCTCATGATGTTCGGTTTCGAATGCGGGGACGGGTGGTTTCCTCTTATAGAGGAGCTACTTCTTGCCGCGAAACAACGAGTTGAAGCCGGCGAATGGAAGTCATTCAGGGTCGTCCAGGTTAAAGAGAAGTTCGGCGGACTGAGGTTCTACTACGAGGGCGGCGATGAGCGTTTCGCCGGTATGGTGGAGATGGCGGAAAGGTTAAGCTTCCGTATATGTGAGGCATGCGGAGCGTGGGCTACCGAGACAAGGATAACTCGTGACCCCGAAACAGGAGAACCAAGAGGTTATTGGGTCGCAACGCTGTGTGCCGAACACCACCGAATGAGAGATTCCGGGCTCAAGACAGGAGAGGTGCTCAGTTCGAGCCGCTCCCGCGTTCGAGCAAAGGAAGATTAAGTCGTAGGCCCTTGATATACTGGCCGTGCCTTCCGAATGGAAGAGCCCCTCTCCCTGGGGGCGGGATGATATCGTGGCCCGTCATCCCGCCCCCTCCTCCTCAGAGGGTTGCAAGAAGTACGTAAGTGGTGTTAAAATGAACATGCCAGCAAGGGGCGTCTCTATGGGGCCTTCGGTGCGGTTGTCGTCCCGAACGCCTCTGCCGTGTCGGAGGCCCCATAGAGATGCCCCAAGTTAAGACAGGAGGGCTATGGAGATTTTCGAAGTGCCGGAAGGCAGTTGGTATGATGAATCTGATTTCACCGTCTCCAGCGATGGGGCGGTGTTCGTGTGGGGCGATTACCGTGTCCTTGGTTACGCCCCCCTCATCTCCGCCATAGAGTCAGAGGAATACATCGAATCACTGGAGCAGTCGAAGATCCAGTATCGTTCCGACCTCAAGCCGATGATGTGGATTGACCTTACTGGCAAGGCTTGCTCGATATGCGACGCACCTGCGGCGAGTTTCATCCGGTTCGATGACGGAGATTACGAGTACTTCTGCGAACGTTGTTCGTACTAAGGAGGGAGTGGGCATGGCGAAAGATGCTGTAACCAGCGAAGATGTTCGTCCCCGGAAGGGTGATGCCGAGAAAGTCCTTGGTGGTCCCCCACCGGAAGAGGATGCCGATGTGGCTGGGACCAACGTCGGCACCGACACCGTAGAGGCCATCCAGGAGATGGCGAAGAAGGAGGAGCAGAAGCTCCGTCAGGAGCAGACCAGGAAGGTTCTCGAAGAGGCTGCGCTACCTGGTCGCGTCTTGCTGAAGATGGAGCGCAAGAACTCCTCCTGGACGACCCGTTCCGGTGTGATCTTCACCCAGGAACACCCCTTCCAGCTCGTCCCCGAAGAAGAGGTCGAGGAGTTGCTGCGCGAAGGCGGTTTCCGCAGGGCAGATCCCCAAGAGGTCGTATACTTCTACGCGTCATAAACACAGAAAGTTCGTAGCCTTGAACATCGAGCAGAACATCAACGGGCATATAGTTCATACCGTTACGAGCTATGACGAATACTTCCTGGAGGGACTCGTCCAGAAGTACGGTTTGAATCATCGGGTCCTCAGGGCTAAACACTCTGACTTCGGGATGGAGGAGATAGCCGCTCTTCTGCCGGGCTATTCGAAGGTCCTCAGTGTGAAGACCGATACCGAACACGCTATCTTCCTCCACAAGAACAACGAAGAGTTGGTGAACATCTACATCACGCCATCTCGGATGGTGAACCTCACCGTCTGCGCCGTAGATAGTCGCGCAGAAGACATCATGAACCGTCTCTTGGGGTACCTACCGAGCCCGGTGATTGGCGACGATAGCGTCCTCGTGAGGTTCTGGCATCTAGGGAGATACGCCGAATCCTACGACAGACGGATCGAGGTCCCGTCATTCGACTCGATAGTGCATAATTATGCGAAGTCTACGACTAGACCAGCGCTGGAAGCACTTTTCGAGCGCTTCCGCCCAGATGCGGCGCAAGGGGGCAAACTCATCCTGTGGCACGGCGATCCCGGCACAGGGAAGACATATGCCCTGAGAGCGCTCGCCAGGGAGTGGCGGGATTGGTGTAGGCTTCACTATATCCTTGACCCAGAGAACTTCTTCGGGTCAAACGCCTCCTACATGCTCGAAGTCCTCTTGCAGGAACAGTTCGAAGACAACCTGTGGAAACTCGTGGTTTGCGAGGACACCGGCGAGCTCCTTTCCAGGACCGCCAAGGTCGAAACAGGTCAGGGGCTGTCGAGGCTCCTGAACCTCTGTGACGGGCTCATCGGGCAAGGGCTGAAGATCCTCATCCTGATCACCACCAATGAAGATCTGGGGCGCCTCCATCCAGCGGTGACGAGGCCGGGCAGGTGCGTAGCCGACATCACGTTCCAGCCCTTCCAAGACAGTGAGGCTGCGGAGTGGTTGGAGGCGCACGGCGTGCCTCATGACGGTCATCGTCCCAGACTCCTTGCTGAACTTTATGATATGATAAACAAACAAAAGATTAAAGACGACACCCCGGTGAAGCCTGTAGGGTTCGCACCAATAGACCTCACCGAGATGGTTATGGGGGAACGATGAACATCGGAGAATTCGAAAGGGAAATCTGGGTGCCTGAACCAGAAGATATCCCAATGCTTATCCCAGACAAGGAAGACGAACGAGAGAAAGAACCAGTTCCGGTATGAGGAGCAAGAAGAATCAAGACCCCCGAGAGTTAGAGAAGAGGGTCAGTGACCTCATCGAAAGAGTGAAGGCGATAAGAGAATCGGTGAGGGAGTTGATTGAAATTGTCAGATCGGCTTGATGGTAGGATGGGATGAGCGAGTGGGAGGGCAAGATTCGACTCACCCCGCAAGTGCTCGGCATGGCCGACCCTGCGGGGCTCCGCACGCTCGTAATCCTGCATGGCGAGCTGTACGAGGTCGTGGGCTGGGAGCCGCCGAACATCATCATCGCCGCGCCCTTGCTGATGCCGACCATCCACGATGAGGAGGAAGCGTGAGCGAGCCTGAGATGCAGAACTGGCACGTCACGTTCTGGTTCGACACGCATCCGGGTCTCGCTGCGTATCTCGCAGCGCATCTGCCGGACGCGCTGAAGAGCGCCGAGGACAAAAGCAAAGGCCCCGTGTTGGAAGCCAAGGACTCGCCTGCAGGGCTGTGGGTTAGTACAACAGTAGTCGAGCAGAACGCCTATGCCGCTTTCGTTGTCGGAGCCGAGCGTATGCGCGTGGCCCTCCGCTCCGTGGGTATCAGCGTGCCGGAGGTCAGTTACGACTTCGGCCCTTCCGTGCGCGTCCGACAAGCCCAGGTGTTCCCGCGCCCATCTCTGTCGTGGTCAACCACCGACCGCAAGGAGCCGAGGTGACATATCATGGGATTGAGGAGGTCGATCGAGGCGAGGGCCTCCGGCTCTTCGATGCCGCAGCGCGCCGATTTCTGGGCATCTCGGGCGATGAGTTCCTCCACAGATGGGACTCTGGCGACTTTGACGATGACGACCAATCTGAAGTAACACACGTCGCTCTACTGATCCCCTTCGCTCGAGAGTGGGACGGCTGCATCGGAGATGAGACTGGCGCATAAACTGGAAAATGAAATCGCGGCGCATTAATCTGATTGCGTGCAGATATACTACCAGTCAACTTCTTTCTTAAGATTCACCATCATCGTAGATTCACAGCCCGTCGATGCAGACATCATCGATGGGCAGTACCAGGTTTTCGCCACCGTCAAGAAGATCCCGGACGGCACCGTCATCGTCAGCGATGAGGCGGCCGAGCGGGAGTCGCTCGGTGTGTACAGGTTAACGCTCCCGCCGTCGAAGACATCGACGCTCGGACGTTACCAGGTGACCTGGACGTATACCGTCTCCGGGGTCACGAACATGAGGACGACCCTCTACGAGGTCGTCGTTGCCCATGTGACCGCATCGGAGGTACGCTCTGAGGCCCCTGAGCTTGCGAACAAGACCGACGATGAGATTTACCGGAAGGAACGACTAGCCAGGCAGATTATCGAGACGTATTGCAACCAGCGCTTCACGTTCGAACTCGGGAAGACCTACAAGGTGCTCGGTACCGGCAGGAACACGCTCTTGCTCCCGAACCGGATTTTCGAGCTTACCGGCGTGAAGGCGGCCGGCGCAGATGCCGTTGAGGATATCACGGCATACGTCGAGATACATGATGACTACCACCTAAGGTGGGCGCAATCCCCTTGGGGTGTAGACCTTGCAAGGGAGTTCTTCGATACCTACCTGTTCAAGAAGAACGATGTATATCAGGTTACCGGTGACTGGGGGTGGCAGTACATCCCCGAAGAGGTGAAGCTGGCCACGATATATCTGATCAAAGACTATTTCACCGACGATTACGTCCTCAGGCAACATGGGATCATAAGTGCGAACATAGGAGATGAGTCTTATCGGTTCGCCGACGAGTTGTGGCCGAGCACCGGAAACGTTGACGTAGATGCACTCCTATCGAACTACGTCAGACCTCGCGTAGAGGTGATCTAGTTGAGGACCTATACTCCGTACCCCTTCCTCGTCGATGTCTACAAGAAGACCATCGACTACGACGATTCTGGACAGAGTGTCGAGGTCTGGACGCTCGACAGGACGGTGAAGGTCAACTACATGCCGGCCCGAGGCGAGGAACGTCTCGTCGGGAGAGTGCAGAACCCACACAGCTACACGATATGGACGGAAGATACCGATGTCTCGGTGACCGATCAACTCCGGAATCTCCGCGATGCGGGTGGGAATCTCGTCGAGGAGGGGTCACTGAATGTAATCTCGGTCAAGAAGTTCCCGAGGCTCGGCAAGGTCAGACATTGTGAGATCAACGCACAGGTGATACTTGACTGATGGCGAACTTCATCATCAACAAGCGAACCAATGAAATCCTCTACCGGGCGACCACCGGCCCCTTCAAGGGGACCTACGTCCGCATCAAGAATGCCGACATCCTGGATAAAATCGCCAAAGCGAGCAATCTCACCACTAGGTATCTGGCCAGAGATGCTGCCAACGCTGCGTTCGACCTCTACGATTCGTGGTCGCGTAGGATGCCCGAACCGGTGAAAGGGAAGTTCGTCATAGATGTTTCCCCTAGTTCAGATCAAAGATACCTCGTCCAAGCCACTGTCCTTCAAGAACCAGGTGAGAGACGACCGAAGAGTAGGGCCACCGTCTTCGTGGACAAATCCGGCAGGGTGATGCGCGGTAGGAGATACCGCAACCTACGCGAAGCTCCTTCAATCAGTCTTTATGTGGCTCGTGAACTGCACATCGCACTCGAGGCGGCGATGGTTGAGGTGCGAGAGGCATCCAGAGAGCGTGTGCAGAGAACGATCAGAGAAGCCATGCAAGAGTTCGGTGTTAAGATGGGTGGCAGAATCCGTGCCCCCATAGGCGGAATTGAATTCGGCGGAAAATACTATAAGGGAGGGCAATACTTGCCCGTCAGACAATGGCGATAGTAAACAACAAGGTAAGCGTACTTCGCAAAAGGACATCGAAGAAGTCACATTCGGTAGAGGTGAAGGTCAACAAGCCAGACTTCACCGAAGCCGTGTACATCCTCAACGATTACCTGATGTCCGATGCGCAACTGAAGGACCTGATGGGTGGTCCATTCGTGATCCAACCTATGGTAGTCGACGCCCCATCCGGTGGGCCGAGCATCCCGTATATCAGGTACGTGTCCCTCCCCGCGATAGGCCCGGTATGGAGGGTGAGAGCCGATATCGTCAGATACTACATAGGTAGTAAGAGCTATAAAGAATCTGGGAAGATCCAGGAAAGATTGAAGGAGTTGCTCATCGCAGATGACTCCCTCCCACCTTTCCCTCTGAAAAATGACAAATTCAAGATACAGTCGATAGACTTCCTGGGCGGCACAGCCCCTACCGGCCCTGACCAGGAAGAAGGCGTGATGGAGCGTGGCGTGAACGTTGCGATAATATACACCGTGCTATCATGATATTGACTTTTAGATACTCACACGACAAACTATGATTGCCAAGGAGGTGAACCAGGATAGCAGTCACAATCAACAACATCATCGTGGGTGCGGGGAACCTCTTCATTTCCGCCAAGAATGTTGCGCTTGAGAGCCTGAGTGCCGCTGCCCGTGAGCCGTATCATGTCGGGGCAACGGTTGATGGCGTGGAGATTGCATATGAGCCGGATTACACGGATATCGTCGTAGACCAACTGAAGGACGCCGCCATCATCTTCCAGAACGGTTTCCGGGTGACGGTTAGGACCCAGCTCGCCGAAGCGACCCTCGCGAACCTGAAGATGGCATGGGGCATGCCGGACTCGGCACTTGCGTCCAACAAGCTCAGTATCGGCGTTCCGCCGGACGAGCCCACAGAGAGGAAGCTCCTTGTCATAGGACGCAACCCGCAGGACTTCGAGCGGAGGTATTTCGCACGTCGAGCGGTAGCTGTAGACACATCATCGCACATGCTCAGGCGGGCCGAAGCGACGCTGTTCCCCGTCGCCTTCCGCCTCCTCGGCGATCCCGCATACACCGGCTCCGAGTACGGGTACATAGAAGACGCAACCTCATAACGGCACTCGGCTACCACTCCCTCCTTTCCCTCCCGAGTGCGAAGAAGGGGCGACCGCCCGGTCGCCCCTTCTCTCTTATGGCCATATTTCTTTGGACGTTATCGGTGTGGATATCGGACATTTACCGGATGTAGGTCAGCACTGACGCAACCTGGACTTTTCATCGCTGTTACTGCTAATATTATCTCGACAAATACAGCTGAGAGGGCCTCGGACAGGCCCGGTGAAGGAGGTTGTGTGTGATGAGCAACAAAGATCATGTAGCAAGGATCGAGTCGGCTATCGAATTCGCCGACGGGAAGGTTCGAACGGTAAAACCCCTCACGATCAAGTCTCTACGTAAGTTCGTCAAGGTTATCGAGGGCCTTAACGTCGGTCCCGACACGCCGATGACCGATGAGACGATTGACAAGATGGTCGAAGCAGCTACGATAGTGCTGGAGCAGATCGACCCAGAACTCGCTCGCGACAAAGAGGCGGTAGAGTCTGCCCTGGATATGGATGTTTTCCAGAAACTCATGACCGTGGCGATGGGCAATCGCCTGATGGACCCAAATCAAGGGTAGAGGGGGGAGGAACGAAGTTCGAGGACATCCCGCTAGCGAAGTTCGAATCGGAGGTCTTCTGCGAGGTCGGGGCGTGGAAGAACTATGAAGAACTCGAGGAATCTATGACCATGGATGAGCTTTTCCTGGCTTATGAAGCAGCTGCTGAACGTCAGAAGCGGCTCATGAAAGTCGTGGCTGCTGCACTTGGAGCGCCCTACGACGAGGGTACCTCTTCTTCAGAGTCTTCCGGATATCCCCCAGGGACGTTCGTTGATGACAAAGGCAACGTGGTACAACTATTCGGTTACAGGAAGGTGGACAAAATTGAATAGGCCGGTCATCGGCCACACGAAGTCTGGCAAACCGGTATACCCGATAGCCGGAGGAGCGGTATCGGATAACCAGATTACGGTCGAGGTCCAGTTCTCTGCGGATCTCGGCAACCTCGAGCACGCACTCAGAACAGCTAACGCTCAACTGAACCAGTTGTCCATGACCAATGCGAGGGTCATGCAGACGAGCGGCAAACTCCTGCCTACCCTTTCCGACCAGATCCTCGTCCTCAAGGCATTAGCTTCTGAGGGGGACAAAACAGCGAAGACGCTTATAGATGTTGCCCACTCTCAGGGGGCCTTCTATACCGCCTTCTCTGGAAACGTTAAACAGAACCTGGCAGCTCTATTCAGGAGCAGGACTTCCTACAAGGAGTTCACTAAGCAACTCCAAGCGGACTTCGCGAGAACTGCAGTCATCGGCAACCAGGCCGGACAAGCGCTCACTACGGTTGCCGAAGATGTAGCCCTCCGGTACAGACTGATGGGCCAGGTCATGGTCGAGAACATCGACCGTGCCGCCACGAAGATGATTACGCTGGGTAAACAGGCCCAGTGGGTTGGTCGGCAGCTCATCGTCGGTGTGACCGCTCCCGTCACCGCTGCCTTCTACATGCTGAGCAGAGAAGCCCTGCAACTGTCCAGGGCAGAAACTGAACTCGTCAAGTTCATGATGGGGACCGGCGAAAGCGCCTCCGAGGTGGCTGCGCGCATCAAAAAGGAGCTGATACCGCAACTTCAGCAAGTCTCTATAGAACTTGGCGTTGCACAAGAAGAGACAGTTAACCTGGCAGCTTCGTGGGTTGCAGCCGGTTTCGATAACGAAGCCTTGCTCGTGCATATAACGAAACTCACCGAGCAACTCGCAGCTCTGACCCAAGGCGACCTCGAACTGGCTGATGCTCAGGAGCTTGTTAGGTCAATCATGGCCACCTTCTTCGACCAGACCGAAGAAGGGGTGAGGCAAACCGAGGAGGCACTGCACCAGCTCCAGCTCATCCAGTCTATCACTTCACTACAGATGGCCGACATGGCCAAAGCATTGCCGCTTGTATCGTCGGTGGCGAAGACCCTTGGTCTGAGTGTATCCGAGATTGCAGCGATGCTGGCCGGTATGCGCCAGCTCGGTGTGCAGGCTCCGGTAGCGGCGAACGCATTGAAGTTCGGACTAGCGAGACTGGTTGAACCTACCGAAGAAGCGAAAGCATCGTGGGAGGCCCTCACAGGTACCGATCTCGGCAAGATCCTGTTCGAGGGTGGCGAACCGCGAGGGCTAGCCGCCCTTCGCGATATCTTCAACATCCTTTCGAAGTTGAACTCGGAGCAAAGGACCCAAACCGCTGCACTGCTATTCGGTGCCCGACAGTATGACCGATTCCTGAAACTCATACAGGCGATGAAGGACCCAACATCTGACTTCGCCAAGGCCATGCTCGCCGTGCAAAACCAGACGAAGGCGGACAACTTCTGGCAGGAACAGCTGAATGCCGTCCTCGATTCCGCAGTGAAGAAGTGGGAGCGGTTCAAGGTTCAGATCCAGGTATTCGCGGCTAGGCTTGGCGAGATAGTTCTTCCTCAGATGGAGAAGGTTATCAAAGGGTTCCTCAGGATGCTCGAAGTCATCGACAAGCTGCCCGACTCGGTGAAGAGGCTTGCCGTGACCATGGCTTCGCTCGCCGCCGCGATGGGTCCACTCATCTACTCCATGGCGTTCATCCAGAAGATTATCCCTGGCAACATCATCAAAATCCCTGCGTTCCTCGGCAGGCAGATATTCGGTATTCGTGGTGTCGAAGCTCCTGAAGCTACAGTTCCCGGAATAGCTGGTTTGGTCCTTGAGGGCGTACCATTGCTTGGACAGCAAATCACTGCAGCAGAACTAACGATAGCCAAAGAGATGCAAGTTAGAGAGATAGCTAAAAGACTTGCATCTGCAGTGCCGGGAGCGAATATCTCGCGGAAGATCTTCGACCTTCCAGCCAGCACGTTAGTTGCTGCTGCTGGAGGCAAAACACTCACTAGAGAAGAACTTAAGCCACTCGCATATACCCTCTTCAGGGAGACCGAGTCTGGCAAGAAGGTGATGCTCTCATACGACAAGATAAAAGAGGCGCTTGGCATCACCATAGCTGATGCTACATCGTCAGGGATAGCCGCAGGGGCAATCGCTGCAGCAGAAGAACTAACAGCAGAACTAACGACAGACAAAGAGATGCAAGTTAGGAAGATAGCCAAAAGACTTGCGTCTGCAGTGCCTGGAGCGAGTATCTCGCGTAAGATCTTCGACCTTCCAGCCAGCACGTTAGTTGCTGCTGCTGGAGGCAAAACACTCACTAGAGAAGAACTTAAGCCACTCGCATATACCCTCTTCAGGGAGACCGAGTCTGGCAAGAAGGTGATGCTCTCATACGACAAGATAAAAGAGGCGCTTGGCATCACCATAGCTGATGCTACATCGTCAGGGATAGCCGCAGGGGCAACAACAGCCACGAAGAAAGGCTTTTTCAACAGCATACGATCTGTATTTAGTACCGCCACTGCTGCGGGGATGGAAGATGCGACGAAGAACCGCACTTTCATAGGCAGATTCTTCGCCAACATGCAGAGCGGATTCAGGGGTCTATTCGGAAGTTTCGAGACGACCGTTGTCGCTGGTACCGGCGCTCAAGGCGCAGGAAGATTCGCTAAGATATTGCTTCAATTCACTTCTGCTTTACCGAAGATAATCCTACTTGTCACTGTAGCAATCGGCGTGATGGCGCACTGGCGCCAGATATGGGAAGGACTTGCCCCTTCGATCACCAAGGTGATCAAGATCCTCTCCGGAACTTTCACGAGGATTGCCGAGACAATCACGAGAGCCATCAAGGGGACCGGTGACGAAGCGAAATCGACTAAAGAGATCTGGGTCGAGTTCGGTCAGGTTCTTGGGACGATGTTGGAGGGGATCGCGAAAGGGATCGACAATCTCTTCAAGGCCCTTGGGCCACTCATCGGGTGGTTCGTCCGTATAGCCAAGGTCGCATTCGAAGCCATAGCTCCTCTATTCAACTTGCTCTCCGGCGATTTCAACGGGTTCATCACCGGCATCACCAGGGCCGGGAAGGGTATCGATGCCATCACCCGATCCATCGGCTACATGGTGGCCATCCTCACGGTCGCATACACCGCCTGGAGGGTTTACAACAGTCAACTTATTCAAGCAACACTTGGCACGTTAGGGTTAACTGAGGCAACGGTAAGTCTCGGTACTGCCTTGAAGGGTATCAGTTTTTCGGGATGGTTGGCGATACTCAGCTTGGTAGCGGCTGGGATTCAGTTAATCATCAACCTGTTCCACAAGAACGACCAGACCGCACAAGAGCTTGCAAAAGGCCTATCTGAACTCACTGATGAGTTCGCTGATTTCATCAACAAAGCCAAGCAGCTCACCTCGGAAGATGATCTGTCGCAGTTCGCAGAACTAGCAGCTCAACAGTTCGACATCCTCAAGAAGAAGATTGGTGATCTTGCAGTCGAGTTCGGAAAACTCAGGCCAGTCCCGCCACTTATGGATCGGGTCGTCGCAGCGACAAACGTCTTAATCCCGCTTATGGCCGATCTTAATGAACTCACGGCTGATCAGCTCAAGATCACACAGGATGTTTTCGCACAGAAACTAAAAGAGGTCGGCCTTGAGAGGCGGATGACAGCTGAGATTATCAACGGGCTCAAACTCCGCAGGGCAGAACTTATCGCTCAGAGAGAGGAGGCTATCAAAAATGCACAGGAATCAGTCTATGATGACGAAAGTAGATCCGACCTCTTAGACCGACTAAGTGAGCAACTAAAATTCATAGATAGCCAAGTCTCTCAAGTAGATAATCTCCTCGAAGAACAGAACATCAAACTGCAACGCCTGAACATCCTGTTGCCGGTCTTCACGAGACTGAACAAGACAGCATTCGAGAGCGCTTGGGCTGATAAGTTCAACGAGGCCATATCTTCGACATATTCACTGCTTAATAGGGCGAAGTTCGCCATCGAAGGTATGGGAGGAGCCGCCGATAAGACGAAGAAGAGCATGGGGGGGCTCAAGGATGCCCTCGAGAACCAGCTCGGCGATGTGATCGACCGGTTCGTCTCTGCCGTCCTAGAGTCTTTCGATAGGCAGACCCAGGCCATGGTCGATGCCATGCAAGCCAGGATAGACAAGGTTTCGGAGTTCTACGACAAACAGATCGAGAAGATAAACGAACTGAACGACAAAGAGGACTGGCTCCAACAGCAGAGGGAGTACCGCCAGCGCCGGGAAGAGCTGCTTCGTCAGATGGAACTCAACTCCGCCATCGCTGCACTGGAACGCCGCAAGGCCATCGCGATGGGCCAGTTCGACGAAGCGAAACTCATCTCCCTGCGCGCACAAGCTGACCGTGAGGCTTCTGAGCGACAGATCAAAGATCTCGATGAACAACACAAGCGCGATGTCATCCGTAGGCAGCGCGAGTTGCGCATCAAGGAACTCCAGGCCGAGAAGGAACGCAGGGTTGCCCTCCTCGAAGCGCAGCAGGAACGGCTACAGAAGATGCGGGATGCCCAGCGAACGGTCCTGCAGAACATGCTCGATGACCTCACCGAGTTCGGTGCTCGCAACAAGAAGGAGTGGATGAATCTCAGGGACGAGATCCTCAAACTCGTCGACAAATACGGCATCAGCCTGAATGAGATAAACAAGACCCATATGGAGGTATTCGGGCGCAACCTGGCTCAAGAGTTGCGCGATGCGTTCCATGATGCGCAGATAGAAGCATCTAGAAATGCAGAACAGACAGGCAAGACGATCGGCAACTCGTTGGCCGAGGGTGTGTCGCAGAGCGAGGCGTTGAAGAAAGTCGACGAGATGTTCCAGAAGATCAAAGAGTACGAGCAGCGCATCAGGATGCTCAAGGCTAAGGGGATACTCGATGAGGCTACCGCAACCCAGTTGTGGAACAAAACACTGGCCGGCATCAGGAAAGACATATACGAATTGACCCATCAGACATTCCACACAGGTGGCTTCGTTGGTGGCCGTGGAGAGGTTCCGGCCATACTCGAAAGCGGAGAATATGTCCTCCGTAAAGAAGCTGTTCAAGCCATCGGCAAGGCGCGACTCGACCAGATAAACGACAACGAGCCGAGACGATACCACTTCGGTGGTTTGGTACAATCTTCATCTGCATATCTCACTTCTGGTATCGGTCAGATGATGCGCCTGTTCGGGTTCTCCGCCGGGCAGAAGATCGGGACTGGACTTGGCGTGTACCTCATCAAAGCTCTGGTCGAGAATATCGCCACGAGAGCTGGTGAGGCAGTGAAAAGTGTTGCGGTGCAAACGTTCAAGGGGAGAGGGCCGTTCAGGACGTTCCCGATAGCCGGAACCAGGAATTACAGTTACTCCGATACATTCGGAGCACCAAGACCTGGCGGTAGAACGCACCAAGGTATCGACATCATCGCACCGATGGGTGTGCCGGTAGTCGCTACCTTTCCGGGGCTCGTGGAGAGGGTCCCGAACGAACTCGGTGGGCTTGCGGTTCATGTAAGGGGCTCGAAGGGTTACACGTACAATGCCCACTTCAGTAGGTATGGCAAGTCCGGTAGAGTAGGAACAGGCGATATCATCGGGTACGTAGGGCAGACCGGTAATGCCAAGTATTCGGTGCCTCACCTCCACTTCGAGTGGCACCCCAACAACGGCCCAGCAGTCGACCCGTACCAGTACCTGAGAGCCGTTGACCCGAAGCTTAACCCGAAGATGCACACCGGTGGTATCGTGAGGTTCAACACCCCAGCCATGCTTCACTCAGGAGAGACGGTCATCCCGGCAAGCGTGACGAAGGCTCTGTCTCGCGCAGGCAGCCAGCCTCCTGTCGTGAACGTGAACGTGACGATCGAGGGCGACATCTATGGCGATGAGAACTCTTACCGCAGGCTCTATGAAACGCTCGAGCGGGTCGGTAACAAGGTGGCACGACAAAGGGGGGTGGATAACGTCTACCTGACGATCGGTTAACCATGGCTATATCACTTCCTAAGGGCTCACTGATAACGATAAACTCCACACAACTGAGCGAGCACAACAGAAGTGCGATGCAGTTGCAGCGGGAGATACTGAAGTCAGACAATAGAACGGTCACTGGTGTGATGCGTAGGTATTTCATCAACCAGAAACGCCGGATAACGATATCGTGGGAACGCCTACCCGCACTCGACAACCAAACCGTGGACGGGAAGACGGGCAGGAATTCGCTGAAAGCCCTTTACGAAGCCAATATCGGCAATACCGTGACGGTATCCTATTACGAGGTTGACTCTAACAACAACCAGACGCAGGTGACGTTTACCGGATTCATCGATTCATATGAAGAGACGCTGTTGAAGCGCTACAACTCCCAGCTCTGGGACGTGAGTATAACCTTAGTGGAGCAGTGATGTGTGATGCAATCGATAAGTGCGAACCTTACGAGCGCTCTCAGCGCCGGAGTTCTTTCGCCGAAAACCCGTATCGTTATGCATCTATCGAACAACCGCACAGGCTCCCCTACCGTTACCGCCGATAACGAGAAGAACAAGATAGCGATAGTTGACGGCTGGTACGTCCCCTCCATGAAATTCGCGAGAACCGATTCGGAATACCTCACTGACGACTGGGCCAGGGTATGGCCGATGGATGTCAGTACGAACACGAAAGTGCCATGGACCAGCTCATCGAATCCGCCCACCACGATAACCGTCGACTACGGTCAACCGGTGAACTGCAACAAGATACTCATCAGCACGGACCCGTTCGTCGATCGGGCCACTCAGATAACGGTGCAGATCGATAAAGGTTCCGGCTTCCAGACCATCGCCAACAACTATTCGCCTAGCGGGTACCTGACGGAACTATATCTGCAGTCATCTGATGGGAACACCTGGAGCGATACGGTCAACAGGAACTATCTGACGCAGATCTATAAAGTCAGACTAACCATCAGTGCAACAGCATCTGGATACCCCGTCCAGGTCTATGAGATCGATGCCATGATCGAGGCCGATATATCTGATGACGTGTTATCATGGACCATAAATAAGGACAGAGATATCTCTTCCCAAACAGCATCACCTATCGGTATGAGCAATGCTAATTCTGCATCGATAACGCTGGATAACTCATCGAACAAGTACAACAACGAGTCGTCTCAAAGCCCATACAAGGACATGCTGTACCCGAACGTCAGGTTCGATATATGGCTCGGTTTCAAACTGCCAGATTCCTCATATGAATATGTGAAGCAGGGGGTCTTCTATGCAGACTCTTGGGATATGTCCAACGACACATCTCAGGTCAGTGTTTCATGTCGGGACGGCTCTAAATTCCTGCAAGACTATAAAGTAACTCCGATCCTGTATGAAGACTGGCTGATAAGTGACATCATACGCGATATCACGGAACGATCCGGCATAAGGGATAAAGCCATCGACACTTCGTTATCGCTGGATATCACGAGACCAGAAGGTGACCATGCAGACATCATCGATGTCGAAGATACCGTGTGTATCCCGAAACGCCATACCGTTTGGACCGTGGATGACCAAACCTACTGGCAGTTCCTGCAAGAAATCGCACTTGCAGATCTAGGGTCATTCTATTTCGACGAGACCGGGACTTTCGTGTTCCAAACCAAAGAGTGGATGAAGAAAACCACGGTGAACCTCACCTTAGATCAGGACGTACATATCATCTCCGCCAAACACAGGAACGAGATCGTGAAGAACAGCTTCAGCATCGAGTACACGATACCGAAAGTGACGGATCACAGCGTCGGTCTTTGGGAGGCCGATGACCCCACCATCCTCGATGCAACGACGCTTGGAGGCTCCATCACCGCGAACGACACCGTTATCCCGGCCGGAGATATCAGTGACTGGCCTAAGAAGGGCTACATCAAGATAGATGATGAGATAATCCGTTACGATAACAGGACCGACAGTTCTTTCTACAACTGCGCTAGGGGGGAACTGCATACCGATCCTGCTAGCCACTCTGGCGGCAAAACGATATATGAGATAAGGAAGTTCGAGGTCGAATTCTCACAAGCCCCGGCAACAGACATCGCAGTCCTTTCTACGAATGAGGTGTACACAGACATCATCGCGACCAACTTCGGTCCGTTCAAGGGCGAGTTCTATCTCCTGAATAACAACAGTGGTCTTACCATCGTTGAGGGTGCGCACGTCGAAGCCGCGCTAGATGGGCTCCCAGAGTTCCTCATCATCTATGGCAGAGCGATAGATGACCAAGAACCACAGACTATAAACATTCGAGACGATGCATCGATACGCAGATGGGGAGAACAAGAGTTCGTGATGTCGTTACCATGGGTGCAATCAGAGATACATGCTAAAACACTAGCTGATTTCATGGTTGATGTGTTCAAGAAGCCTGTGGTCTTCGTCGATGCCGAAGTGTTCGCCATACCGCATCTGCAGATTGGCGATATCGTCAAGATCAACTACCCCAGACTCGGAGTTCAGTCCAAAGATTTCCACGTGGTGGGGATCACCATATCTGGTGGACTACCAGCGATCTCGCAGAGCCTAAGGCTAAGGTCGGTGACGGCGTAACATGGCCACAAAGACGCACCTCATTGATACAAAGGTCATCAAAAGGAATACTGGATGGGCCGCTGTCGATGTTTACGTCAGAAAGAGATCTGTGAGGATATCTATCGATTCATTGATACGGTTACGCACAAGCATATCAAACTATATCGATGTGTATAAGTCCAAATCGGTGATTTCATACTCGATAGATGCGTTCATACCTACATGCAACGAGACCGGACACAGAGTTATGGTTCAAACCAGGGCAATGAATGAGGTTTTTTGCAAAGTTTCATTGCTCACCAAGAAGACACTTAAAGTTAACAACTCGATTGATTCCATGATAGGATAAAAACATGCCTAGAAGGAAATCGGATAAACAAAGGTCTGATGAGATAACTAAACGACTACGCGGCGCACTTCGCCCCAACGTCCAATTGGTAGAAGATGCCGTATGCGAAGACGGCCAGACATCCATACCCCCTCAGGAAGAAGATGACGAGGGGTCTGGCATCGACTATGATCTTGTCCCTCCAACGCTCACCGTGGTTTCAGAGACTGTGCAGTGCAAAGATAAGAGAGACTGGGTCAACATCACAGTCAGCTATGACGCGGAAGATGATTTCGAATATGAATTCGAAATAATCGAGGCTGATCTCTGATGTCTATAGAGTACAAGACGTTCACGAAACTTGATTTCAACACTAGGTATTTCATCAGGGTTCGAGCGAAGTATAAAGACAAGGTCAGCCCATGGCTCGAACCGCCCCTCGAGTACACGACCATGAAGAGGACAGATGTCCCCGCCCCGACCGGAGTCTCCCTCAACTTCGACCGCAAGGAGAAGAACAGACATAACCCTATCCGTTGTGTCGTGACATGCGACGAGGTTGAAACTCCCTGCGGTGATGATGTCGATTACTACGTATTCCAGCTGTGGAGATGGGACCCCGGAACCGGATCTCTACTCGACACCGAGCCGGTGCAAAAGATGAAGGTCGAGGCGAAAGATGAGGATGCCAACACGACCGTGAAGGCGATATTCACCAACATCAGACAGAAAGGGTGGTACGTGGCCAGAGCCAGGGCAGTCTCTAATCGACATAGGAGCAAGTGGTCGGCTTTCTCTTCTCCCGGAAGCGCATCCGATTCAGAGCCGCCTCCTACGCCGTTGAACGTTACCATCCATGACAAGGCAACGAACAGGATCGTTATCGACTGGGACGCGCCGTCAGACGATAATGATAGCGAACAGATACACCCGGATATAGCTTATTTCCAGATACAACTATCCACTTCAAGTGCGTTTTCAAGTATCTATAGATTCGATAGGTACCACCTCGGCACGTCTAAGTCCTGGAAGATCCGAGAATCTGACCTAGATAAGACTTTCTACGCAAGAGTTAGATCAGTAGATGGTTCAGGTAACAAATCTAGCTGGGTTCCGGCCACCGTTATCGGGAACAGTTCGCCAAGCGCAGCACCGGACGGCGTTACCGTTGGCGGCGGCGTGCCCCCGTCATCTCCGACCGGAAATACGCTGTCGTTCCTCAGGGATGAGACTAGGAAGGGCTCCCCATGGATAGCAAAACAACAGTGGAATGAATTCACTTTCAACCCATACACCGGCATATCGCATTATGTCGTTCAGTTAGCTGCGAGTGATGACGGGGGGGCAACGACAAAGAACACCAGAAGGAAAGTGATTGAAGCACACGATGTCGATTCCGACACAACCGCATTCGCGATATGGCACAACATATCTCGTCACTATTATTACAGGTCAAGAGTACGCGCAGTAGACATCTTTGGAAGACGGAGCAGTTGGAGCGCATGGACCGCCTGGGCGAGGCCGCCGAAGATCTCGGGTCCGGTCCAGAACCTCGTCCTGAACCACCCGAAGCCCAGGCTGTACGTCGCGACTTGGGACCCGCCTACCGACGAAGATGCCGTGATCGGTTACATGGTCCGTTGGTACCAGGGGACGACGCTCAATGAGACGCAGCGAGTTGACGGATGCCGTACTAGTTACCACGTTCCGTTGGCTGACAAGGGGCTACCGCACAAGGCGCAGGTGCGCGCGCTGTACGAAGGTTCGGTCGAGGAGTCTGATGACCCCGTCGAGTCGTCTCCGATAACAGAGTCCGTGACTTGGGACTCTGCTGACCTGAACCTCGACGCTGTCGGCCAGTCGTTGGCGGCCGGCGGCTACATCACCGACGGCAGCCCTCCTGCATCCTCACCGACCCCGACCGTCCGGCAGGCGATCGGCGCGCTGATTGCGTCCTGGGCGGCGGTGTCGAATGCCGATCCCGTCACCTACGAGGTTCACGTCTCGACGACAGACGGCTTCACCGCCGGCGCGGCGACGAAGGTAGCCGAGACGGTCGGCACGATGCTTTGGGTTCGCAACCTAGCCGACGGTACCCCGCTGGCCACCGACACGACGTACTACGTCCGAACGATCGCCAAGGACGCCGACGGCTCGGCCGCGCAGTCAGCGCAGGCAAGCGGCACTCCGGCACAGGTGACCAGCCCAGACATCGCTGCCTCGCAGGTCCTGGCCGACCACATCGCAGCCGGGCAGATCGACGCGTCGAAGCTCGCCGCCATCGAGCTGGCGGCGTCCGGGCTGATCCGGGCCGGGGCCGCCGGTGGCCAGCGCGTGGACGTGACGCCGGACGGGATCACGCTGTACGCATCCGACGGGCAGACGGTCCTGGTCCGGCTCCCGACGAACCCGAACGAGCGGCCGTACTTCGCCGGGCAGATCGTGGCGCAGGCCCTGACCGTGCTCGGGGCCACGCTGCTTGCCGACACGTCCATCGCGCAGACGGCCCGACTGGTGCTGGAGCGCCAGGTCACGGACCCGAAGATCGCACCGACGCTCGCCGTCACCTGGCAGACCCAGGACCTGGCCACGTCGCTCAAGCTCATCCAGCGGCGGGGCCTGGCATACACCGCGACGGGCGGGTCGGGCGGCACGACGCCGGTCTGGTGGTTCGGCACGTCGGACATCCGCTGGGTCAACTTCCTGGTCGAGGCGGATGCCTCCACCGGGGCGCTGCTGCGCAGCATCACGCTGTCCTCCGGCGAGCAGGTCCGGGGCGTGGTGGTGATCGGCAGCACGCTGTACGCGCTCGTCTACCGTAGCGGGGGATACTACATCAAGCGCTGGAACGCCCAGACCCTCGCCTACATCGGCGAGTGGAACGTCACGTCCTTCGCGTCATACTCCCCCGCGCTCGGCGCGAACGGGACCGAGCTGCTGCTGGTCGACCGCGTGATGAGTCAGAACGGGCCGGACACCGTCTACTTCCGTCGCATCAGCACGTCGGACGGCAGCAGTCTCGGCCTGGTCAACACCACCTACGCGCCCGGCGGCACGGGGTCGTCCATCGCGCCGACCGGCGTCTGGACCCGCGACGACGGGTCGGGCACCCGCTGGTGGGTCTCGTTCGTGGACTCGCTCACGGGCGACCCGTTCGACGTGCAGTCGTTCACCACAGCCGGTGCGCGCCAGGCGAACGAGGCGTTCCCGACGGACGCTCCCTGGGGCATCGCGCACAACGGCACGCAGTTCCACACGCTCGCGTCGGGACTGTCGAGCGGGCAGAAGAGGCTGACCAAGCACTCGAACTGGGTGTGGACGACGGAGTCCAGCACCTACTGGGTCGCCTACACCTGGCGCGACAGCGTGAACGGCTACGAGACGCGGATCTCGCCGGTCGCCCAGGTCACCATGAAGCGGCGGGCCTACCTGTCCGTCACCTGGCCGCAGCGTCCCTCCGGGGCCGACCAGACGAGGGTCTACGCCGAGCGCGGTGCGAGTCAGCCGTCGACGCTGCGGCTGCAGGCGACGACGGGCCAGGCGTCCGCGCTGCTGTCCGGTTTCAACAGCGCTGGTGCCGCGAAC